GGTCCGCACACACGGCCGCTAAATTAGCAAAGTCAGGAAAACTGGCCCGTATTGGCGCTAACCAGAGACGTGTCAAGGTTTTGACTGATTACAGATTGGTGTTGATATGAGGGGTCGTAAGCCGGTGCCGACGGTGGTGAAACTGGCGCGTGGGAATCCTGGGAAGCGCCCGATCAACCGGGACGAGCCGTGTCCGGACGCGCTGGAGCCGGCCTGTCCGGAGGAGTTGAGCGACACGGAGGCCAGGACGGAGTGGGAGCGGACGATTGTGCCGGCGGCGGTGCGGGGGCACATTACGGCGTCGGATCGGGTGTTCGCGATCGCACACTGCGAGCTCTGGGCGGCGTGGCGGTCGCAGTTGGCTGATGCCGCCAGACTGGCTCCGGTGAACGCGAGCCAGTACTGTCCTAATCCGGCGCAGATCATGTCGAACAAGACGCTGCTCATCCTGGCGAAGATTGATGCCGAGCTAGGCCTGAGCCCGACGTCGCGGGCACGGGTGCATGTCTCGCCTGGGGCGGTCCAGAAGACCAGTAAGGGCATTGAGAGGTACCTGCGTGCCATCCCTGGCGGCAAGCAAGCCTAGGCGGAAGGGCGGCGGGAAGGACCAGCCGCCGCGGCCCTGGTGGGGCGACGGGGAGGCGCCTGCGGTGCGCTGGCGCGGCATGACGATTGACATCCCGGCGGCCTGGTCGTCGCTGCGTCGTCGTTGGGAGTCGCCGGACGGGCAGTATTACTTTGACCCAGAAGCGGCCGAGTTTGCGGAGGGGTTTTTCCCGACGTTTCTCGAGCACCACATCGGAGCGTTCGACGGGCTGCCGTTTACGCTTTTGCCCTATCAGCAGTTGCTGGTGATGCGGCCGCTCTTTGGCTGGAAGCGCGCTGCGGATGGGTTGCGGCGGTTCCGCAAGGTGTTTCTCGCGGTGCCAAAAGGGAGCGGCAAGTCGCCGTTCGGGGCCGGGCTGGGCATCTTCGGGGCGTTCTTTGATGGGGAAGCTGGGGCTGAAGTCTACGCCGTGGCGGCGGATCGGAAGCAGGCCGGGATCGTCTTTGACTCGGCGAAGGTGATGGTGCAGCGCAACGAGCACCTGAACGAGCGGTGCGAGGTCTTTCGCGATTCGATCAAGCTCAAGGGGTCTACGGAATCGTTTCAGGTCTTGTCGTCAGATGCCAGCACGAAGCACGGGTTTCGGCCGCACTTCATCGTCTTCGACGAGTTCCACGCCCAGCCCAATCGCGATCTCTACGACGCGCTCTACCGCGGCATGGGCAAACGCCGGCAGCCGGTGCTTGTGATGATCACGACGGCTGGCGACGACGACGAATCGATTTGTTTCGAGGAGTGGGACTACGCACGGCGGGTCATCAGCGGCACGGTGCCTGACGACGGGTATTTGCCCGTGGTCTTCGAGGCGCAACCTGGGGATAAGTGGCAGGATGAGCAGGTGTGGCGTCGGGTGAATCCCGGGTACGGGATCACGATGCAGGCCGATTACTTCAAGACCGAAGCGGCGGCTGCAGCTGTTGAGCCCCGCAAGCTCAACTCGTTTCTGCAGCTCCACCTGAACCGCTGGGTCAATCAAGCCACAGCCTGGTTGCCGATTGACTGGTGGGACGCCTGTGACGAGCCGATGCCGGCCGATGACGTGCTGGCGACGTGGCCGTGTGCGGCCGGACTGGATCTGGCGCAGAAGATTGACTTGGCAGCACTCGTGCTGGTGTTCCGGCAGCGGCTGACCGAGGCGGAACAACCGATTGTCGTGACGCCGGACGGCGAACCGGCCGAGATGCCGACGCCAAAGACCATCAACCTGAACTATCGTATCGTGGTCCGGCCCTATTTCTGGATTCCACAGGACACGATGCAGGAACGGGAGCAACAGGACGGGATCCCGTACAGCCAGTGGGAGAAGCAGGGGCTGGTCACGATGACCGAGGGCGCGACCATTGACTATTCCCTTATTTATCGGGATATTACCGAGCGGATCGTGCCCAAGTTCCCCAGGCTCAAGCAGGGCGTGATTGGCTACGACCCGGCGTTTGCGACCGACATCGCGTCGAGCTTGCGCGACCGGGCCGGCCTGCAGGTGGCCGAAGTGCTGCAGAACTACCAGCATCTCTCCGAGGCGTGTTACGTGTTCGAGGCGCTGGTCAAGGCCAAGCGCGTCACGCACGGCGGGCATCGCGTGCTCCGGAACCATGTCGAGAACGTCGCAGTGAAGCGCGATGACGCGCGACGGATCAAGCCGGTGAAGCCCAAGAATACCAAGCGTATCGATGGCGTGGTGGCGGCGCTCATGGGCCTGAAAGCGCTGGCGACGATTCCGGACAGTCCGATTGGGCCGCAGTTGTTTTTCGTGGGCGGGCGGTAATGACTGAGCCGCAACTGTTCACGCTTACGAGGCGGCCACGCGGCAGGCCGAAGAAAGCCGAGACGCAGGTCTTATCCAGTGTGTCCACGCGGCTACTGCCGGTAGAGCATGACGGATTGGTGAAGCTCGCTGAGGCGCGTGGCGTGTCGGTGTCGGCCGTTATTCGGGCCTTGATTCGGGTTGGGCAGCGACGGGTCGGTCAGCCGTAACACGCCAGATTTTCGGTACTCAAAAAATAACCACAGACAATATCTGCGCTAGCCTCCAAGCTAGTGCATCATCGGGCGTATTCCGTTTTCCACGTCCGCAGTGTCGATGAGGACGCGCGGGTCATCGAAGGCATCGCCACCACGCCCGAGACGGACCGCATGGGCGATGTCATCGAGCCGGCTGGTGCGAAGTTCTCCCTGCCGCTGCCGCTCCTCTGGCAGCATCGATCCGACCAACCCATCGGGCAAGTCGTCGATGCCGCAGTTACACCCGAAGGCATTCGCATTCGGGCCAAGATCGCCAAGGGCCTCCTGCCGCGCATTGACGAAGCCTGGGCGCTGATTCGTGCTGGATTGGTTCGCGGCTTGTCGATTGGCTTTCGTTCGCTAGGTGAGCCGGAGCGCATCGAGGGCACGTTCGGTTTGAAGTTCTCATCGTGGGAACTGTTGGAAGTGTCGGCAGTTACCATTCCCGCCAACGCAGACGCCTCCATCACGCTTCTCAAATCTCTCGATGCTCCTCACTTGGCCGCGTTAGGCCAGTCGGAGCCCACGCACGCAGGAACGCCCGGCGCAACGGGCACAGTCGTTCGGCTGGCACGGAAGGATGCCCCAACGACCATGAAGACGATCCAGGAACAGATCAGCGCGTTCGAGGCGACGCGCGCGGCGAAGGACGCCGAACGCCAGGGCCTCATGACGAAGGCCGCCGAGTCGGGCGAAACGTTCGACGCCGAGTCGGCCGAGCAGTACGACACGCTCGCGACCGAAATAAAGGCCGTCGATGACCACCTGAAGCGGCTGCGCGACCTCGAAGAGTCGAACCAGCTCTCGGCCGTGGCGGTCAAGGGCGCGACCACAGAGGAGGCTGCGCGGGCGAGGACTCGTGGCGACTCTCCGGTGATCACGGTGCGGGACAACCTGCCGCCGGGCATCGGCTTTGCCCGGGCCGTGCTGTGCAGGACAGCCGCGTTTCTCTCGCAGGGGAACTTCAGCCCGATCGAGATCGCCAAGCAGCGGTACCCAGGCGATGCCCGTCTCCAGATGCACATCAAGGCCACCGTGCCTGCCGGAACGACCACGGATGCGACCTGGGCCGGTGCGCTCGTGGACCAGACCAATCTGGCCAGCGAGTTCATCGAGTTCCTGCGCCCGCAGACCGTGCTCGGCAAGTTCGGGGCGAACGGCATCCCGTCGCTCCGGCGCGTGCCGTTCAACATCCGCGTGGTCGGACAGACCACGGGCGGCAACGCCTGGTGGGTGGGTCAGGGCGCGCCGAAGCCGGTGACGAGCTTCGGGGTCGAACCGACCACGCTGCTCTGGGCGAAGATCGCGGCGATTGCGGTCATCACCGAGGAACTGGCGCGGTTCTCGAGCCCGTCGGCCGAGATGCTGGTGCGCGACCAGTTGGCGTCGGCGATCCGCGACCAGCTCGACCGGGACTTCGTGGACCCGGACACCGCGGCGGTGACCAACGTCAGCCCGGCCTCAATCACCAACGGCCTGACGGCGCTCACGTCGGCGGGCACGAGTGCGGACAACGTCCGGACGGACCTGCAGAACCTCATCGAGACGTTCATTCTGCAGAACATCAACCCGGCGCAGCTCGTGCTCATCATGCCGAACACGCTGGCGCTGGCCGCCTCGCTCATGGTCAACAGCCTGGGACAGGACGAGTTCCCCGGCCTGACCATGAACGGCGGCACGCTGCGCGGCATCCCGGTCATTACGTCGCAGCACGCGGCGAACCAGAGCGGGGCCGGCAATCTCGTCATCGCGGTCAATGCCGACGAGATTTTCCTGGCCGATGACGGGGCGGTCACGGTTGATGCGAGCCGTGAAGCGTCGCTGCAGTTGCTCGACGACCCTACGAACAACTCGTCGAGCGGCACGGCGACCTCGGTCGTCAGCATGTGGCAGACCAACTCGATCGCGCTTCGGGCCGAGCGGTTCATCAACTGGGCCCGTCGCCGCACGGGCGCGGTCGCCTACATGGATGACGTGAACTGGGGCTCGATCGGCAGCCCGAGCTAGTCCCTGATGGTGTGACCGGCGGCGGCTGGCGTGGTCCCTTGCCAGTCGCCGCCGGTGGTGTGTGAAAGGACGGCCCCGTGGCAGCGATCCGGCTCGTGGCGCTTCAACCGCTCGTCTATGCAGGCCGTGTCGTGAGCCGTGGCGATCTGTTTACCGCCAGTCCGCTTGAAGCCGCGATCTTCGTGCGCCGGCAGCAGGCCCGATTTGCCCGAGCCACTGATCGCGTGCGCCCGGAGCCCATCGCAGAGCCTGTCCGCCGCCGCCGGCAGTATCGGCGTCGCGATCTCGTGGCTGAGCCATGAGGCTGTTCGGGCTGACGATTACCCGCACGAAAGAACAACTGCCGCCATCGCTGTCGAATGTCGATGGCCGGGGCGGGTGGTGGCCGCTCATCCGAGAGCCGTTCGCCGGCGCGTGGCAGCGGAATCTCAGCGAGACGGTGCCGGAAAACGTGCTGGCGTTTTCGGCCGTCTATGCCTGCGTCACGCTGATCGCGAAAGACATCGCGAAACTCCGAATCAAGCTCGTGCAGCAGGACGACTCAGGGATCTGGTCTGAGACGGAGAATCCGGCGTTTTCCCCGGTGCTGCGGAAGCCAAATCGTTACCAGCACCGGATCGCGTTTCTCGAAACCTGGATGACGTCCAAGCTCATCCACGGCAACACCTATGTGCTCAAGCAGCGGGACGGCCGTGGGGTCGTGGTGGCGCTCTACGTGCTCGACCCGACGCGGGTCCAGCCGAAAGTCGCGCCTGACGGAGCGGTCTATTACGCCATTTCGCAGGATGCCTTGTCGGGTGTGGAGCAGGCGCACTTGGCGATTCCCGCGAGCGAGATCATCCACGACATGATGCCGGCGCTCTACCACCCACTCGTGGGGGTGTCCCCGATTACCGCTTGCGGCAAGGCGGCGATTCAGGGACTCCGGGCGCAGAACAACTCATCAGACTTCTTCGGCAACAGCTCGATCCCGAGCGGCGTGCTTAGCTCAGCGCAGATCATCGACGGAGAAACCGCGACCAGGCTGCAGCAAGACTGGCAGAACAACTTCACGGGCGAAAACTACGGGAAGGTCGCAGTGCTCGGGGCAGGGCTTGAATACAAGGCCATGTCCATCTCGGCCGAAGATGCCCAGCTCATCGAACAACTCAAGTGGGCTGGTGAAGATGTGTGCCGGGCCTATCACATTCCTGCCCACATGGTGGGTTTCGGCGCGACGCCGACGCAGTACACCGTGGAAGCCATGAGTCAGTTGTATTACGCGCAGTGCCTCCAGAACCACATCGAGCGGATCGAAGTGTTACTCGATGAAGGGCTGGGGCTTGCTCCGAGCAAGATCGATGGCGTGCGCTATGGCGTGGAACTCGATCTTGACGACCTCTTGCGGATGGACACCCCGGGACGGGTCAAGGCGGCCAAGGAATCGATCAACTCCGGCGGCATGGCCCCGAACGAAGCCCGCAAGCGGTTTTTCGATCTCGGTCCCACGCCAGGTGGGGAGACGCCGTATATGCAGGAACAGAACTGGCCACTCAGGCACTTGGCGAACCGGCCGTTACCGGATCGGCCGATCACCGAAGCGGCCGACGCAGAACCGGATCAGATTGACGAGCGAGACCTGCCGGGGCTGCTGGTGAAGTCGCTACGGCAGCGTCTGATCGCATGACCGGGCGCGAACTGGAATCTATCGCGGACGGATTGACCTTAGTGGTCAAAGACGCGATTCGAGCGGCGACGTCGCCGCTCATGGAACGGATCGTGATGCTGGAGGCTCGCGCGGCCGTGCCTGGCCCGGCCGGTCCGACTGGCGCAGTGGGTCCAACCGGACGAGATGGGCGAGACGGCACGCCTGGACTGGTCGGCCCGCCTGGGCCGGCTGGCGAGAAGGGCCTGGACGGATTGCCCGGATCTGTTGGTCAGAAGGGTGAGCCGGGCGTGGACGGGGCTCAGGGCCCGCCTGGGCCGGCTGGCGAGAAGGGCCAAGACGGGGCCGATGGTCTCGCGGGGCCAGCAGGACGCGACGGGGCCGATGGACTCTCCGGAGCCGCCGGCCGCGATGGCATCGATGGCAAGGACGGTGCGCCCGGACCGCGCGGCGAGAAGGGCCTAAACGGCGTGAACGGCCGTGACGGGAAGGACGGCGTGACGCTCGGAGTTGATGACCTGTCGTCGGTGACTTTCGACGGCGAGCGGACGGCCACGCTGACGTTTACGCGCGGCGAGTCTGTCGTGTCCTACCCGATCACGTTTGCCGTGCCGGTCTATCGCGACGTGTGGGCCGAGGGCACGACGTATCAGGCCGGGGATCTCGTGACGTGGGGCGGGTCGATGTGGATTGCGAAGGCCGAGACGACGGCCAAGCCCGGATTGCCCACGGCCGAGTCTCGCGCGTGGAAGCTCTGCGTCAAGGCTGGTCGGGACGGCAAGGCGGGTCCACAGGGCAAGAGCGGGCCGTCTGGCTTGAAGGGCGACAAGGGCGATCCGGGGCCGGAGCGATGGTAAGCGTGCCAAAGCTCTGGCCGGGCGCGACGGTGGTGTGCATCGCCACGGGGCCATCGTTGACGCAGGCGGATGTCGATCTCGTCCGCGGCAAGGCGCGCGTCATTGCGGTTAATGACGCCTACCGGCTCGCGCCGTGGGCTGACGCGCTCTACGGCTGCGATGCGAAGTGGTGGAAGTGGCATGACGGCGTGCCGTCGTTTACTGGTCCGAAGTGGTCGCTGGAGCATTCAGCCTGGCGCGGCATTGATGTCAAGTATCCCGACGTGCAGCGGCTCCGGAACACCGGCCCGGCCGGGCTCGAGCATGACCCGACCGGGCTCAAGTCGGGCCGCAACAGCGGGTATCAGGCCGTCAATCTCGCCGTGCATTACGGGGCCGCGAGGATCGTGCTGCTGGGCTACGAAATGCAGAAGTCTCATGGCGCGAGCCATTTCTTTGGCGAGCATCCGAACAAGCAGCAGTCGCCGTATCCGATGTTTCGCCAGCAGTTTCAGACGCTGGTCAAGCCGTTACGCAAGATCGGGGTCGAGGTCATGAATTGTTCGCGCAACTCGGCGCTCACCTGCTTCCCGAAAGCGGATCTGTCCGATGTGTTCGGGTCCGTCAAGGCGGTGGCATGAGTCCGCATCGGGCCGTGCTGGTTGAGCTTGTGCGGCAACAGGGCTGGACCTGCGGTGCTGAGCTTGGCGTGGACAAGGGCGTGCTGTTCAACATGCTGCTCATGGGCTGTCCGGCGCTTCGCCTGATCGGGGTCGATACCGGCGTGGTGCCGAAACGGCTGGAGCACTGCCAGTCGATTGCCGCGGACTTTCCGGATCGGGCTCGGCTGCTCGTGATGACGACGCATACGGCATCTGCCCAGGTCGCGGACGGGTCGCTGGATTTCGTGTTCATCGACGCCGACCATAGCGAATCCGCAGTTGCGGACGACATCGCCTGCTGGCAGCCGAAAGTGCGGCCTGGAGGCTGGCTGGGCGGGCACGACTACAACCGGCATTTCCCAGGCGTGGTCCGGGCCGTGGATCGGTCGTTCAACGGGCAACGGCAGACGTGGCCAGGGTCGATCTGGGGGGTGTGGCGATGATCACCGTCACGCTCTGGAAGTGGGGCACGAAGTTTACCGCGGCGCATGTCGCGAAGATGCAGTCCATGCTGGCGCGGCACTTGTCGCTGCCGCATCGGATCGTCTGCATTACCGACAAGCCGAAGGAACTCCCGAAGGGCGTGACCCCGGCTCCGATGCCGAAAACGCTCGCGTGGGATGTGAAGGGCTTGCGCCGAATGTGGCTCTACTCGGCGAAGGCCAGCACGCTCGGAGATCGGCTGTTGCAGTTGGACTTGGACGTAGTGCTGACCGATTCCATTGACCCGATTGCGGCTCGGCCGGAGCCGTTCGTGATCTGGAAAAGTGACAGCAACTTCAAGGACAAGTGGGCCTATAACGCCACGGTCATGCTAGTCACGCCAGGGGCGGTCGATCACATCTGGAAGCGGTACATGGCCAACCCGCGCGCGGTGTTTCAGGCATCCGAGCAGGACGGATGGAATCCGAAGGTCTGCTCCGATCAGGCCATCGCCGGGTATCTCCTGAAAGATGAGGACGTGCCGGTCTGGACGCAAGCCGACGGGATCTATGCCTACCGGGTCTTTGCCGGCAAGCACGGCGACCGCGGTCAGGTGTTGCCAGATGGGGCACGGATCGTGAGTTTTCACGGCCCGCGCGATCCGGCGCAGAAGGATCTGCAGCAGAAGTCGCCGTGGATTCTGGAGCATTGGCGATGAAGGCTCTAGGACTCGATCTAGATCGTTGCGCGTCGTGCTCGGCAGTTGGATATGGAGCAGGACCATGTTCTGGTTGCGATCGCACTATTTGCTATGACTGTGCCATCGCAGAACAACGACGAGGCTTAGATGGAGAGTTTTGGTTCTGCCCATCATGCTCAAAGAGTAACGCCAAGCCATTCTATGCGGACGGTCAGAAGTATGGAAGAACTCAAACTGCAGGAGTTGGTTAGACACGGTCATGGTAACAATTAGTCTTTCCACCGTTGCGACGTGGTCTAATCTGCTACCAGAGCCATGCGAGGCGTGGATGGCGGATGCGCGTCGCATCGTGGCGGAATCTGAAGCGCGTCGCGGCCGGGCCTCCTACAACACGGGCAGCATCACGCCGCACGATGCGTATCTGCTCCGCGCGGTGGTTGAGTCTGTGCAGGCCAAGATCGTGATCGAGGTTGGCACCTTCATCGGTGCCTCTGCCCATGCGATGGCGTCCGGGTCGCACGTCACGGCGGTCTATACCTGCGATGCGAGTAACGACTGCCTGGACAGCGACGCGGTGATTCGGACGTTTCCGAAAACGTCGAGCACGGACATGCTGCGGCAGATCGTGGCCAGAGGCGTCGTGGCGGATGTGTGTTTCTTCGATGGGTCGCTGGTCGAGCCGGACATCGACCTGTTAGCACAGGTGTGCCATGCCAGAACGGTGTTCGTGGTGCATGACTACAACTACGGCCCGAAGATTCGTAAGACTGGACTCGTCACCGTGCCGCGCAAGGGTATCGGCAATGTGGGACTGCTCGGACGGCGGTGGTCGCAGTGGCTGCTGGTCGAGCCGGTGCCCGAGTCCACGATGGCGGCACTCGTGCCGGAGGGTCTGTTGTGACGGTTGGCTTCTTTCTCGTGGACACCGGCACGGTGGAGTCGTCCTGCGGGCTCGTGTGTGCCGAGGGGTTGGTGCAGTCCGTCCACGCCACGATGCCTGGCGTGCCGGCCGTGCAGTTGACCGACGAGCGCACCCCGGCCGTGCCGGGCGTGCAGGCGGTACGGCGGTTGCCGACGGCCCCAATGGCGGTGTTGCGACTGGCGCATCAGGCCGCTGTGACAGGCGCCTGGTTGTTTGTGGACAGTGACGTAGTGATTCAGCGCGACGTTCGTGACGTGTTTCATCAGCAGTTCGATGTGGCGCTCACAACCCGGAACTGGCCGCATCTCAAACTGGCCGCCGGGTTTTCCGAGCGCATGCCGTTCAACGTTGGCGTGGTCTTCTCGCGCTCCCAAGCATTCTGGCGCGATGCCGAGGCCCTGGTCCGCCAGATGCCCGATGACCTGCAGCACTGGATGGGCGACCAGCAGGCGATTTGCGACCTGGTGGCAACCGGCAGGTTTACGCTCGCGCTCCTTAAAGGCACGCGCTACAACCTGCCGCCGGCGGCTGACGCGGATCGCACGCCGGCGACCGAAAAGATGGAGCGCAAGGCGTTCATCATCCATTACAAGGGCGTGAGCCGTAAGACGCAGATGCTGGCTCGGCTCAAGCGGGACGGGGCATGCGCGTGAGCCTCCTGATTCCGCCCTCCGGCTTTCTGTTGGACGAGCGGGTGTTTCCGACGCTCGGGGTGCTCAAGGTGGCGGCGTCGCTGGAGGCGTCTGGAGCCGCTGTGGACGTGCTGGACATGTCAGGTGTGTCAGACGTCGCCGGGGCCGTCACGGCGCACCTGGAGGCCCACGAGCCGGACGTGTATGGGCTCACGGCGACGATGCCCCAGATGCCGGTGGCCGCCGCGATGGCCCGGCAGATTCGACAGGTGCGTCCCGAGGCGCGGCTGGTGCTGGGCGGGCCGCATGTGACGCTGCTCCAAGCCTCGGCCCGACAGGCTCCGGGTGGCCGGGCGGCAGTGGCTGTTGATGAACTCCGGGATCGCTTCGACGTGCTGGTGTGCGGTGACGGCGAGCGGGCCATTCACGTCGCGCTCGCGGACGACCCGCCTGGACTCATCGACGGGGATGATCCGAAGTCGGATCTGTTCCTGCGCGGATCCGATCTGGAGACCGCGCCGCTACCGGCCAGGCACTTGATCGATCTGGACAGTTACCACTACGAGATCGACGGCGTGCGGGCGCAGAGCCTGATCTGCCAGTTGGGGTGCCCGTTCGGGTGCCACTTCTGCGGCGGGCGTCGCAGCCCGTTTCTCCGGCGCGTTCGGACCCGGTCGCCTGAGTCAGTCGTGGCTGAACTCAGGCACCTGTATGACACCTACGGCACGCGCGGGTTCATGTTTTTTGACGACGAACTCAACGTGAACCGGCTGTTTCTCGATCTCTTGACGGCGATCCGTCGGCTGCAGGACGAGTTGGGCGTGGCGTTTCGGCTGCGCGGGTTTCTGAAGGCTGAACTGATTACCGAGCCCATGGCTCAGGCGATGTATCAGGCCGGGTTCCGGCAGGTGCTCGTCGGATTCGAGTCAGGCTCGCCACGGATTCTCAACACGATTCACAAGCAGGCGACACGCGAGGACAACACCAGGGCCATGGAGATTCTGCATCGACATGGGCTGCGGGTCAAAGCCGCGATGTCGATTGGGCATCCGGGCGAGTGCGAGGAGACGCTGCAGGCCACACGCGACTGGCTGCTCGAGGTTCGGCCGGACGAGTTCGACATCAGCCTGATTACGGTCTATCCAGGCACGCCCTATTACGACGATGCGGTCGAGTCGGCTCCTGGGATCTGGACGTATCAGGACACGCGGTCAGGGGATCGGCTGCACGCATCGGCCATCGACCACTTATCGGATGTGCCGTTCTACAAGGGGATGCCAGGGGCGTATCAGAGTTTCGTCTTTACCGACTACCTCTCGGCCAACGACCTCTGCGCGGCGCGAGACGAGTTGGAATCAGACGTGCGTGCGGTGTTGGGCGTGGCGTATCCGACTAGTGCGGCGGCGGTGCAATACGAGCACTCGATGGGGTTGCGATGAGCGAGCCGCTGACCTTCGTGACGTTTCGCTGGCAGCCGCCGGTGGGCTATCGGTCGCAGTATGCGCCCGAGACGGTCTACGCGCTCCGCGAGATGCTGCGCCGGCACTACGCCCAGCCGCATCGGTTCGTGTGCGTGACGGATCGACCGGACGAACTGCCCGGCATCGAGACGATCCAGATCTGGGACGACTACGCCGGCTTGCGCTCGCCGTGGGGCACGTCCTATCCGAGTTGTTACCGACGGCTGAAGCTCTTTGCGTCAGAGGCGAGCGAGACGTTCGGTCCGCGCCTGGTCTGTCTGGACCTTGACATGGTGGTTGTGTCGGACCTGGTTCCGCTCTTTGACCGGCCCGAGGACTTCGTGATCTGGGGCGAGTCTGACTTCCCCGGCACGCAAGCCTACAACGGCAGCCTGTGGATGCTCCGCACTGGCACGCGCACGCAGGTGTGGACGTCGTTCGGGCCAGAGGGCCCGGCGAAGGCGGCGAAGGCCGGGTCGCGCGGGTCGGACCAGGGCTGGATGAACTACATCCTCGGCACGGGCGAAGCGAAGTGGACGCGCCGGGATGGGGTGTATTCGTTCCGGAAGCACATCGCGCCGGCCGGGAACGTCTTGCCAGCTAATGCGCGCGTCGTGGCCTTCCACGGCAAACACGATCCGTGGAGTTACCGATCGCAGCAGATTGGCTGGATCAAGCAGCACTATCCGACGGGAGCGGTCGCATGTTAGCCGCACGCCATGCCGGGGCGCTCGGAGCCGCGCACGTTGCGACTTATCAGGCGCTCTTTGAGGCCGAGCGGCAGGAAGTCTATCCGGTCATCGATGCCTTCGAGGCGCGGATGGGCTACGCCCTCGAGCGGGACCGGCTGGAAGCGTCCGGGCGTGTCTTGGCGTGCCCGATGAAGAAGCATGCCCCGAACTGGCAGCACGGGCGCGTGCTCTACGCCGCGACTCGGCGGTATCTGGATACGAGCCGTGAGCCGGATGTGTCGGTGCTCGACGTCGGCACAGCGAAGGGCTTTTCGGCGCTCTGCCTCCTCTGGGCATTGACCGATGCGGGCCGGAACGGGTCGGTCGTCTCCGTGGACGTCATCGACCCGCACGGCCGCGTGCCACGGAACACCATGGCGGATCCGGCCGGGCGCTTGACGCTCACCGAGATTCTGGAGCCGTGGCCCGAGACTCGGGCTATTCGATTCGTGCAGAGCACGGGGATTGATTGGCTCCGGCGCAGCCAGGATCGCGTACATGTGGCGTTCATCGATGGCACGCATACGGGTCAATCAGTCGCGATTGAAGGGCGGCTGATCTCGGCGCGGCAAGCTCCGGGCGATCTAGCCATCTTCGATGACGTCAACAAGGCCGGGATTGGAGCGGCGGTGGCCGGGCTCGAGGACGTCTACACGATGGAGCGCATCGATCTGAAGCCTGGCATTGCGCGGTCGTATGCGCTTGGGGTGCGTCGTGGCTAGCCCGTGGTCGGCGGGGTTGCCGCTCGTGACGATGCCGATGCGGGCCGAGCCGACGCCGGTCACGCTTATTGTGCCGTATTACGAGTCGGCGGAGTTTTTCGCGCATCAACTGGCGGTCTGGTCGTCCTATCTCCAATCACTCGCGCAGCACCTGTCGATCATTGTGGTTGATGACGGTTCGCCCCATCCGGCCGTCATGCCTGTGACATCGCTCAACCTGCGGCTGTTTCGGATCGAGGTGGATGTGCCGTGGAACTGGCTCGCGGCGCGCAACATCGGGGCGCATCACGCGGCCGATGGCTGGCTGCTCCTGACCGACATGGACCATGTCGTGCCGGAGCAGACGTTGCTGGCCGTCATCTACGGCGCCCGCGATCCAGAGGTCGCCTACGGGTTCTCGCGCGTGGAGCATACCGGCGAACCCATCGGGCCGCACTCGGCGTCGTTTCTGCTGACACGCGATCTGTTCTGGCGCATCGGTGGCTATGACGAACGGCTCAGCGGGGTCTACGGGACGGACGGGTCGTACCGGAAGCGCCTGATGCGGACCACGCCGGTGCAGATTCTTCGGGAGGTTCTGGTTCGGTACGAATACGTCTCCGATGCCAGCGTGACGCAGTACGAGCGCAAGACGCCGTCGATGCGCGCGGCCAGGCGTGATCGGTTCGCGCAGGTGTCAAGTGACCAGCCGCGTACGTTGTCGTTTCCATATCACGAATGCGGAGTGTCAGGGTCATGACGGCTGTTGCCTGGGACCGCGGGCTGACGTGGCGGTCTCGACGCACGGTCGAGCCGGCCGATGTGCCGGTGTCGCTCACGTATATCTCGCAGCAAGTTCTGCGAGTGGCGAACGGGTCCGTGGACGACGATCACGTACTCGCGCTCATCAAGGCTGCGACAGAGGAGGCTGAGGACTACACGCAACGGGCCCTGATGCCGCAGACATGGGAGTTGGTGTCAAGCGGGTTCCCCGAGTCCAATCGAGGCATTGTCTTGCCACGTCCACCGCTGATCGACATTGTGTCGTTTGCCTACTACGACTCGGCCGGCGACCTGCAATCGTTGGCGGTCTCGCCAGCGGCGTATCGGCTCGTCGCGTCTGGCAAAGTGACCAAGGCAGAACTCTGGCCGCTGGAAAACGAAAGCTGGCCCGCGACACAGACGCGACCTGATGCGGTGACGGTGACGTTTGAAGCCGGCTACCCAGAGGTGCCTGGGTTTCCTGGTAACTCGGTCCCACACAACATCTTGGCAGGAATTGGCCTGATGGTTGGCGAACTCTACAAGCAGCGCACGCTGAGCGTGCATACGGTCAGGAACACGCCGGCCGTGCTGCAAGTTGAGCGGTTCTGGAAGAGGGTCTACTGATGGCGAGAATCACGATTGAGCAACCTAAAGCGACATGGAGTGAGCGGCTGTCCGCGTGGTGGCATGGGGGCTCCCAGCTCATCGGTGGATGCGGCACGGTCGTGAAGCTCGATGGACGCGAAGTGCGCCATGTGCGATCAGTTTCGCTGAGTGTGGAGGTTGACAATGTTGTCAAGGCAGACATTGAAGTTTTGGCCTCAGAAGACATGAGCTTCGATCTGCCCGCTGATGTCACGGTCCAGATTTTGCCTGCTGCAGATTCCGTCACTGTCAAGGCCATCCGGCTTGAGAACGGCATGCAATTGATCGACGTGTCGTCGTTGGCCGACACGTGGCGAGCAAAGCGAGTGGTGCCCTGATGGCGCAGCGCCGTGCCCCAGTCGAACCGGGCGAGTTCAATCGCATCGTGCGGATCGAGTCGCGGCCGGCTACTGATGCGGTCGATCCCGATTCAGGCGAACCGGTCGATGGCCCGTGGACGACACTCGTGGATCAAATGCCAGCCTCGCGGAACGACATTCTGGGTGAGGAGCCGTACAAGGCGGCGCAACTGTCGGCGTGGCATCGGACGCGCTGGGAAATGCACTACCGGTCCGACATGGACCCGGACCAGATCGACGTGCCGAAACTGCGGCGGCTGGTCGAGTTTACCAGGACGCACAACATCATCGCGGCGTCTGTGATTGGTCAGCGTGAAGGGATTGAACTGATTACGTTGGCGAAGGTGGGTTGACATGGCAAAACCTACAACCACCACGGTGCGCTTCGAGGGCGGCAAAGAGTTAGCCGCAGCCTTACAGGCGTTACCGGCATCCGTGCAGGGGCCAGTGGTGTATATGGCGCTTCTCGAATCCGGGGAACCGATGCGTGCCGAGATTGCCCGGTTGGCTCCGTATGAACCAGGGGCTCCTGATCTGAGGGCCAACATCGTCATGAACCAGACCGGCCGGGTCGGCAACGTGTCGGGCGGAAGCAGTCGTTCGGCGACCGCGACTGAGCACGTCATCGCGATTGGGCCGGCGAAGGAGTTCTTCTACGGCTTGTTTCAGGAATACGGCACGGTGCGGCACGGCGCGCAGCCGTTCATGCGGCCTGGGTTCGATACGCAGTCCGGCCGGGTCGTGGACACCTTGGGTCAGCGGCTCTGGGCGTTGATTGAAGCGGCGGCGAAGCGCCTGAGGAATCAGGCGTGACGTTGGCAGTGGCGATTCAGGCGCGGCTCTTGACGCAGGCGGCGCTTACGGCGCTGGTGTCGAGCCGCATTTACACGCTGCTCTTGCCGCCGCAACCGACGTTGCCTGCGGTGCGGATTCAGCCGATTGATGTTGACGAGTCCGTGCTGTTGAAAGGGCCGATTGATGTGCGTCGGGCCCGGGTGCAGATCGATTCGGTGGCCGAAAGCTTGAAGACTGCCGAACAGGTCGATGCCGCCGTGCATGGCGATGGGCTTGGCACGGGCGCGACCGGGTTGTCGGGCTGGCGTGGCGACGTGGGCAGTCCGCCGTTCACTATTCAGGCGGTCCTCCCGCTCGACGTGCGCCAGTTGTTCGATGCGGCGGAACTGCGGCAGTTTCGGGTGAGTCGAGATTACTTCGTCTGGTTTGTCCCGTAATCGGGAGAGGAGTTAGAGCAATGCCTGACGTCACTGGCACGTATTACTCAAGCGAAGGCAACATCGGCTACGGCGCCGAATGGCGCATCGGCATGGATGACGGCAGCCCTGAGACGTTTACGGCGGTTGCCCAGGTGGACCGGATCCGCATCGGGCGGATGACGGCCGGCATCCTGAACAAGACCCATCTCAAGAGCCCTGGCCGGGCGCACGAGAAGATCGCCACGATTCGCGACGTGGACTTCTTCGAGATGACCGGTACGTTGAACATGAAGCATGGGTCGCACAACAACGCAGGCGGCGATGGGTTCGCCACGCCTGGCGGCATCGTGGCGCTGCACCGGAATCTGACCGAGCGGAACCAGGAGATCGAGATTCCGGACGGCTCCCCGAACACCGTCATCTCGTTCGCTGGCGTCATTTTCTCGCTCGACCTGGGCGAACTCACGCTCGAGGGGCTGCAGAAGTTCACGGCGCAGGTGCAGCCGTTGTCGGATTGGACTGCGGGCCTGCCGTAAGGGGTGGTGCATGGCAAATCGTGAACGGGGCGAAGTCGATCTGCGACTCGGTGGACAGACCTATACGTTGCGCCTGAGCCTCAACAGTTTGTGTCTCCTAGAGGAGCACTTCAGCACGCCAGAGGCCACGGTGACGTTTCAGCAGATCGCTCAGCGGCTGGGCGATGTGCGGATGGGGGATCTCCGGCGCGTGCTGTGGACGGCGCTGCAGGAGCACCATGCCGAGGCGGCGCCGACCGAGGCTGAGGCCGGGGCCTTGATTGCCGTACAGGACATGTCCGTGATCCTGAAGGCGCTGCAGGCGCTCTTGGCTCCCGATGCGGCCGATGTTCGGGAGTTGGTGCCGGCCCGCCCTCGGACAGCTCAGGGGACCAGTGGAGTTGGCGCGAAGCGTTCATCCGCGCCCGCCAAGTCGGCCTGAGCCATGCCCAGTTCTGGAGTCTCAGTCTGCGGGAGTTGTTTCGGGACTTGGTGGTGCTCAAGCGGCAGCTCGAGGACCAGCACAACCAGGTCATCTGGACGGCCTTTTACGGTGAACTGTTTCGACGGGAGCGAGGATCGATTGACGTGCGGAAGCACCTTGTTGGCGTGGCGGCCAGTCAGACGAAGCAGACGGTGCGTGAGATGGTCGCGGTAAGCGAACAGATGCGGGCGATTCCTGGCATTAGGATCCGGCGCGGCAAGCGCCGCGTCGCCAAGGCGAGTCTCCATGGCCAATAGCGCCACCGTCGGACAACTGCGGGTCTTACTGACGGCGGACACGGCCGAGTTCCAAACGGCCATGCAGAACTCTGCCGAGCAGGCCAAGCAGTGGGGCGATGGCATGGGTGAGTTGGGCGGCAAGATCACCGCCACGCTCGCGCCGCTCGGTGGGCTGACAGGGGCGCTGACGACGCTGGGCACGGTTGGTGCTGGGGCGTTACTGGCGCTGGCCGGTGCGAGCGTGAAGTATGCCCTTGAACTCAAGGACGTTCAGGAACGCACGGGCGCAACTATTGAAGGACTGCAGGATCTGCGGTATGCCTCCGAGGCGACCGGAACGTCGTTCACGAGCGTCATGCGGGCGGTCGAGTCGTTGCAGGACCGGCTGGGCAAGGGCACCAAGGGACTCGTTGGGGCCATTGCCGAGTTGGGCCTGAACTTCGACGAACTCCGCAAGATGCCGATTGACCAGGCGCTGTTTACGATTCAAAAGGCGTTGCTCGAAGTGGGCAATGAGACGGATCGCGTTCGCCTGCAGACGCTGCTCTTTGGTGAGGAGTGGCGGGACGCGGCGAAGGTTATCCAGTCCGATACCCAGCAGATCGCCGAAGACACGATCCGGATGTCGCAGCTTCAGGTGGACGCGATTGACCGGGCCGTCACGTCGGTTGTTGGGCTCATCAAGAGTTCGTACGGGCAACTCAAGACCTTTATCGGATCAGCCCTTGCGGATGCGGTGATCGGCGTCGAGCGAGTTGTCGCGCTGACGCGGCTCAACTGGGCCGTGGCGAACAAGGACGCCGAGAAAGCGATCCAGGTCGTTCTTGATGCCATGAAGCGCGACGGAGTGCTGGTCGGTGAAGCCGTCCAGGCCAATCTCGTCGAGCCGATGCAGAGCTATACGGCGCTGCTGAAGCAGGCGAAAACTGATGTCGCGAACCTCACCGCCGAACAGCGCAACCAGATCCGCGCTGCGCTTGACCTCGGCACGTCCATCAAAGACATCGCAGCGACGACCGGGCTGTCTGAAGAAGCCGTCAAGCTCTACCGGACACAAGTCAAGGATGCCGAGAAGGACCATGCGCGCATGGCCACGTCGGTGCAGCGCGACCTCAAGCAGATTCAAGCCGAGCAACAGCGGTGGAATCGCATCCTCGAGGAGTTTACCGACGAAGACCTCGTAGACTTCACGGCTGCTTATAAGGCCGAAAACGCGAAGTGGCTGGAGAGCATCCGCCAGACGGAGCAAGGCACCAAGCTGGCGCTTGAAGGGATGGGCATTGAGGTTACGAAGCTCGGAGGGGCGTGGGAGAACGGCACGTTGGACATCGAAGCCTACAAGGCCGGGATGTCTCGTGAGCTTGGGATCGCTGGCGAGAAGGTCATCGGCTTCAAAGAGACCATGAAGGGAGCGTTTACCGACATCAAGGGCATTGTGTCCGGCACGCTCAGTGCGATGGTTGATGACGTCTTCGACAAGTTTGGGATTCTGGGAGACATTCTCAGCGGCTTCATCAACAACGCGATCAAGTGGCTGTCCGATTGGGCGTTTGGCCTGCTCAATCTTGGGAAGACAGCGACCACGTCGGCCGCGCAGGTTGTGGCCGCCAATCAAGCGGCAGCGGCTGCGACTCAGGCTGCGGCAGCGTCAGCAGCGGCGAGCATAGCCTCATGGCTGTCACTCGGGAGCGTCATTGCCGGGACGTACCTGCTCATTACAAAGCTGTTTGAAACATTCCTGCCGACCACGCCCGTCACCTTGCCTAGAACGCCAGACCCGATTCGTGACGACCCGGCGAAGAAAGCGCCCGAGCCTGGCGATGATATTTGGGGCCGTGATCCTGGCTTTGCGCTTGGCGCGGTCGTGACACGGCCCACCCGTGCGGTGATTGGCGAAGCAGGCCCAGAGGCGGTGATTCCGCTCAATGAGTTGCCGGGACTTATGCGGCAAATGGGCAGCGGGAGCAGCGCACCTAACATCACGATTCAGGCGTTCGATGCGCTGTCGATCCGCGAGTGGCTGGTCCGCACCGGCGGACATGAACTCCTGCGCTACTTCGAGACTAACGACGGCGGCGGATCTCCAGTGAGTCCGCTCACTCGCTTTAAGGCGTTGGCGACATGAGCGGCTTTCGCTACTCGCACCCTCGGGATCAACTGTTACGGACCGCGACATCGGTCACCGTGTCGCTGGCGAATGCGCTCACCGATTACGGCGCCGAGAACCTGTCGATTGGCGACCCGTCGCATCCGTTCAAGGCGGACGCTGGCACCGTGCGCGTGGTGTGGGAATGGGCCAGCCCAGAGTTCCCCAAGCTCATCGTGCTGCTCAATAGCAATCTCGACGTGGCCGCGCGCTGGCAAGGTCATACCTCATCTGACTTCGACGGTAGCCCTGGACCGGACATCGATGTGGCCTTCGGCGTGCCGATCTACAACGCCCAGACAGGATTTTTTACATCGCCCTGGCTGGACATGTCGGCGTACGAGGCGAAACCGTTCTGGAGCCTGCTCGTGACCGCGAACGCGCTCGATGTGATCGTCGGGGAACTCTGGGCCGGCTCGGATATTCGCGACGTGGCGCACCACCTGCTGCTCGACGGCGCGTCTTTGAATCTGGACAGCAATACGGTGATTCATCAGACGGGCTACGGCGTTGATCTGTCCTACGAACAAACGACCGAGCGCGAATCGATGGCAGGCCAGCTCTACCTGGAAACGCCGGCCGAACATGCCGCGGTGCGTGCGTGGGTGCAGGCGGCCCGCCGCAATGCTCGGCCCTGCGTCGTGGTCCCGGATGTCGATGTCGATGACGCCTGGCACGTCAAGCTCACCGAAGCGGTTTTTACGGTCAGGCCAACCGTTCCGGGGGCTTCGGCGCAAGCCCCGGAACAGGCTGAAGTCGCGCTCGGCTGGCGCATGACGTCGCGGGGGATGCCATGGGTGGACCCCGATGCAGATTAGCCATGCTGGACGCCAGATACTTTTCCTGGTGGTGCTGCTGATGGCCTCCTTGCAGCACAGCATCGCGGGCCAGCAGGTCTACCCGTCCGCAGGAGCCGGGCAGAGCCTGACCCCCAATGGCTCGGCGTCCACGTTCTCGGCGTGGCAACAGGTCATCGCCGCAACGCCGGAAGCGTGGCTGCTCTCAGGTATCAGTTGGGGCCTGCCGGCGCTCGCGAATGAGTGGTGGATTCTCGAGGTCGGGGTGTGGGACGGCGCGGCCTACGATCCGATTGCGGCCATCGGCGGCAAAAAGGGCAGCGACAGCGTCAATCTGGGCGGCGGCATGGTGTCGCTGCCGATCCCGATTGATCTGATGCCAACCGGCAGCGACGTCGCGATTCGGATCAAGAAAAGCGGCACGGACGTCGATCCGTGGGCTGTCAAGCTGCACTACTTCAAGAAGGCCGACGATCCGACGGTCATCGCCACGACGGCAAAGCTTTTCTGCACCGAGCCGGTGAGCATGACCGGGGATGCGACGCCGTGGGCAGATTCAGGCTGGGCGGAAGCCGTGGCATCAGCCGGCGGGGCGCTCACCGTCGCGGCGCTCGTGCCCTGTGAAGGCACGGCGAGCGGCGATCGATGGGTTGAAGTCGACGTCGGCACCGGGGCAGCCGCCAGCGAAGCCGTCCGGCACACGCAGGCGCTCTACAACTACAACCAGTTCTTTGGCGACACGCACACGCCGATGCTGACGTGGCCCGTGAACACGGGCATCGCGTCAGGGTCTCGTGTCGCGCTCAGGCACCGCAAGGAAGGCACTTCGACCGGCACCGTGCTGGTCATGTTGATGTATTACCTCGACGTCGAGAGCGCCGTCCTGAGCGATCTCGCGACGACCGTGACTGGGCAGGTCGTCCCCGTCGAAACGCCAGTCACCATCGATACGCAACCGTTTAGCACTAGCACGCTCGTGTGGACTGAGTTGTTCAGTTCGACGCCTGCGGTCCTCCACATCACGTCGGCTGTCCTCCAGAACGCGGCCACAGCACAGCTCGTGTTCGGGACCGGCACGGCTGGCAGTGAAGTCGAGATCGGGCGAATGTTCGGCACGTCCGGCACCGAGAACCACGCGGAACGCGCGCTGGTGCTGCGCGTGCCGGCTGGTGTCCGGCTGGCAGTCGGGGCATTCAGTTTGAATGCTGCGCAGGACATTCTCGCGAAGTTCAACTACCTCGCAGGCGCGAGTCCAACCCAAGCGGCAGATGCGGATCTCGCGTATGTGCCGACGCCGGCCGTCGCGTGGGATGCGATTGATCTCACGCCATCGAGCACGCCGTGGGCTGATTCAGCATCGGTGCAGGCGGTTGACGGCTCATTGGAAGCTGAGCCGTGGTCAGTAACAGCTATTGGGCATGCGTCGCCTGTTATTGCAGAGTTCGAGATCGACCTGGTCGCAGGCGCGAACGTCTTCACCGTGGCCGGAGGCTCGGAAGCGAACACGACGACCGACCATTTTCTCAAGCTGGCCGCACCGTTCCGTGTCCCGGCCGGGACCGATCTTGATGTGCGTATGCGGAAGGCTGGCACTGACACGTCCGTGTGGTCGGTGCGGATCGAGCGATATGACGGCGAGTTAGCGGTCGTCGATGAGGCGTTTGAAGTCGAAGCCGCGCTTCGTGGTGAAGATGTGGCGCTGGCCTGGGTCGAGTTCGAGGGCCAGGACGACGACGGGAATGACGAGACGTTCGTCTGGTCCGGCATTGCCTTGGCCGACCCGGACACTTACTACGGAGGCTTCAAGGACGCCAAGCTTATTCTCGTCAGCGATCTGGTCTCTGCGTTTTCAGATCGCCCCGGTCGCTTACAGGCGACGAAGGCGAGCTTTGAACTCTCGGATCTGCCAGACGCGGACGGCAACCGGTCCATCGCGGCCTTCTTCGACCGCTCGACTGGCTACGTGGTGCGAAACACCCCCATCACGATCCGGCTCATCAGCGACCGCGGCCGGCGGGCCTTGCGGACACCTGTGACCATCTTCAGGGGCATGGTAGATGAAGCCGCCAGCGTCGATGAATACCGGATCCGGTTCGAGTGCGTGAGTTGGCTTGAGCGGCGCCTGGACCAGCCGATTGTGGAGCGCCGCATTGGCGAGGACTTCCCGGAAGCGGACGAGGATGCCCGTCAGTTGCCCGTTCCGCTGTGTTTGGGGCGACTGTCCGATGAAGCCTCGACCACGGCCGGGCCGGTCGTGACCGATGACGAAGCGGGCCGCGGGGTGTTCGCGATTCTCAGTGATGTCATCGGGTATGGCGACCTCGGCGGCGACCCTCCGACAAGCCTTGTGCCGGTGGAGGATGTGGGCAACGGAGAGATCGTCGCCGGACGCTACTACTTCATGGCGTGGTCGATTGATGCCGCTGGCGCTGAAAGCGACCCGGAGCCGTTCGTCCCGAACGCGAACGTGCTGGACGTGAGCGCTGACGCGGCGATTGATGTCACGTTCGCGAAGGGTGCCTCAGCCGTGACCACGCGCGTGGCGATTGGCCAGCGGGGGCCAGGCACGCCGCTCGTCTACTGGCACCACATCATGGAAACGGCCGGGACATCAGTCCGGTTCACGCGCCTGATCGAGCCGCCCACGGGCTACCTGAACCCGCACGATGTAACCCCTGGCTCGTTCTGGCCCTATGGCATCGGCTACCGCAGGTTGCAGGTGGTGGCTGTCGTCGATGGCGAGGAAACGCTGCCGTCGATTGTCGTCGTCGCCTTCATTGACCCCTATCACCGGCCGATGCGGTTCGCGTGGGAGGCGGTCATCGATGCGACGGAGTACCGCGTCTATCTGGCCTCGAGCAACTACCGGCCGAATCCGCCGGCCTTCCACTTCGACCGCCGGATCTCGGTCCCGATCACGCAGACGAACAGCAACGGCGATCCGTATGTCAGCGCGCTGTTCACCGATCCGGCGTGGGAGGTGGTCGATGGGCTGGAGAACGTGGCGCGCGGTGTTGTGCCGCTCCGGTTTGTCGGCTATTTCACCGACCTGACCGGCCGTAGCGTCGGCGGATTTATCGTCGCCGGACACACGCTGGCCACGAGCGGCATCATCAACCTGTACCAGGATCAAGTTGTCATTACGGACGACCACTACACGGCCGGCGACTACATGGCGCCGGGCAAGCCCAGCTTTTCGACGTACTTTACTAACACGTATCAAACGATCAACGGCCATCGGTACGTGCTCGTTTATATCGCGGCAACTGGCGTGAATAACCCTAATCTCGACGACGCGATCACCGGATCGCGGCCGCTCTACGCCAACTGCTACGGCGCGGATGACGTAGGCGATGGCACCGGCGCTGAAATCACGTCCAAGTATCAGCTCCTCAAGCTGCTGTTGCGTAATCTCCTCGCGCCATCTGTGCCGGTGCTCGGCACGAACTGGCTGACCGCCTCACCGACGTTTGCGGATGGCGTGGCGATGATCGACGAGGTAAGCCTGGATGACGCTGAAGCTGAAGCCGGCAACCTGATCACAAACGGGCCGGCTGGCGGGCGCTATCTCGCGGTCGATCTGACGTGGGCGCAACTGTTCCCCGATTGGTGCCCCTCGGCCAAGGCGCACATCGGCGTGACGCTGCAGGGTCAGGTGCGCGCGGGCGTCATCAACCCGGATGCCGCGGCTGTTGTGACGGTTACCGAACAGCGCGAGATTATCAAGGGCTCGTTCGGGTGGCGCGACAGGGCTCAAGCCTTCGGCAATGCTGTGGCCTATCAGGCCGTGCCCGTCTACAGCCTGTCTGGCATCAGCGCGTATGCCGACGCGGACGAACTGGAACACACCGCTTCGCAGACCCGGCATCGTGGCGAGCGGAACCTGCAACCGGCCCTGACGTTGACGTGGATCCGAGAACCAGGCACGGCTCGACAAATCGCCTCGGCGTTTCTCGAGGAAGGTGCCTACCTGCCGCGTGAAGTCCGGCAGAGTTCGGTGCTGCACTGGGTCCATCGCCGGCTCGGCGATGTGATTGGCGTCGTGCATCGTGAAGGGGCGGCCAGAACTGGGTGGACGAGCGAGAGTCCGCGCAAACATGCCGTGCTGGGGATGCGGATTTCGATTCCGTCGAATCGGGTCGAGTACGTGTGTCTCGATTTGCGCCGGCGCCTGGGCGACTTGTCGGACTTTGAACTGGAGTTGCTGATGTCTGTGATTCCGCTGGGCGGATCGATGCTGGACAGTTGCCTGGAGGATCCTGACACGGGGTCGCCCGTGATCATCACGCCTCCGGATTGGCTTCCAGGCGTCGTGAATTGGGACGAGATCCCGAGCGGCGGAGGCGCTGGAAGCGCATACGAACTTGTGTTCGACGTCAACGTCAAAATCCAGCCCGGATCGCCCGTGGGTAGTCCGCCGCCAACCGTGCAGCCGGGCCTATTTCTGATCAACCAGAGCCAGATCGACACGCCAGTCGCGGCCGGAACCGCCACGAGTTCAGCGGTGCGCGAACGGCAACAGATCGTGGTGGATCGTCCTGTGGGCGGCGGCGTCAAGTCCTACTGGATGTTACCGATTCTGGATAACGGTGCCGTGGCGACAGATGCTTACGTGTACGGCGTGCTCCGAAAGAGGAAGGTCGGAGCGGAGTAAGTGATGGACCAGATCCTGACCCTCGCGGCGAATCAATGGCCGATGGCCACGCTGGTGGCCCTTGCCTTCATTCAGGGCTGGATCGTCGCCGGCTATCAGTGGCAATGGCTGCTCAAGCGACAGGACCGGCTTGACGACGAGATGGTGCAGTCGATCAAGGAGCTGGCCGTCTTCGTCAAGGAGACGCGGAGGGGCAGGTGATCGCCATGCCGGCGGTGGCGATCTCGGCGCATGCGAAAGACCGCCTGCTGCGGATCTGGCGATGGCTGGTGCGCGTGCCGCGTGTGCGAGCGATGAGTCGGGCAACGGAGCGGCGCACGCAGGAAGTGGCGGCGATCCGTCGGGAGATCAAAGCGATGACCATCAGGGCCGAGAGACCGAAACGCTGATGACAAGACTTCAATGGTTGCGGCTGCTCGTGGATCTCTTGGGCCTCCTGGCTTTTGCGGTGGCCCTCGTGAACATTCCAGCGATGTGGACTATTGGCCAACGGATTGCCTACGCCAAGCGCACCAAACAGAACGGCGGCATGGCGAATGCACTCTGGGCTCAGATGCACCGCGCGATTGGACGGTTCCTGATCGGCGGTGGCGTGGTCGTCCTGATCAGTTTTCGAGGAATCAATCGATTGATGATCGTTCTCTATATCGTCGTGCTGGTCACGCTCTATCTGTCGATTGCTGATTGGTGGCGCACTCGCAGAGCGTTGCAGATCGAACAGGAGACGGAGCGGCAAGACTGAAGGGAGTTGCTATGACGTGGGCGGAGTTCGAGCGGCGGATTCGCGTGATCCATCAAGCGGCTGAGCGGGCGCCGGAACTGGTCTCGATCATGCCGGACTGGTTCCGCCGGGCGCTGGCGATTGAGCCGGACCAGATGGCCGAGGCTCGGCGCAGGTATCTCGCAGCGGCTCGCAAGCGACGGCCTGAACTGGCGATGGCGAGTGAGGAGGAGATTATCGTCGTGCCGCTTTGGGATTGCGACGACTGCGCGAACGACGAGATGTGGTCGAGCTGGCTGATCCGGTGCGCGTGGTGTGGGCCGATTGGGCTGGGCTGTCCTGACTTCGAGTGCTTCGAGGAATGACCATGACGCCAGCCGTGCAGGCGACCATCACGCGCATTCTGGCCCATGAGGGCGGCATTGCCGATGTGGGCGACGGGATGGGCGTGACGCGGTTCGGGCAGACCCCGGCGTGGCTGGAGCAGTGGGGCTTGCCGATTCCGACTGATGCCCGCGAAGCTGCGCTCAACTACGCCGAGTGGATGGGCCGGATCGGGCTGGCGGATCTGTGCGATATCGATGGCGATCTCGGGTATCTCGTCACCGATTGGGCCGTGCATAGCGGGCACCAGACAGCCATCCGTGAATTGCAGCGACTGGTCGGCGTGGCGACCGATGGCGTGATTGGCCCGATCACGCTGGCGGCTGTTGAACAGGCCGGCAGACGGATGTTGATTCGGCGGTTTGTCGGTGCTCGTGGCCGCCATCTCGGGTCGCTCTTGGCGAGCGAGACGGTAGACCGGCGCAAGTGGGCACGCGGCTGGCTCAACCGACTGGCCGATCTGATTGAGGCGATTCCATGAAACTCCCGATCTCGATTGCTGGCACGGATGGCAAGCTCCACCCCGGCACGCTCTTGCGTGTCGAAGGCACGGGGGAGATCCGGGAAGTGGTCGCAGTTCAGCGGCCTGATGACTTTCCGGTTTCAGACCTGCTCAGGAGCACGGCTGGACAAGTGGCGGATCTGGCCGCGCCTATCGGCCGGGACCGGCACGAGGCGGACGCGGCGAGACGCCGGATGGCACGGCTCGGGAACCGGGGGCTGGCGTGATTCGGGGTATCAACGCGGGGTTCGGGGGCCAGATTGCCCATGAGTTGCCGGAACTCCAGCGTAGGGGTGTGCGCGCGATTCGGCAGGGGTTGATGCCGCCGCCGTCTGGTGATCTCCGGCCGGGTGAAGTCGGGCTGCGCTCATCAGCCCATGCCGCGTTGCTCCAGACCGAACTCGCGGATCAGCCGTTCTGGACGGTCTGGATCGCCAACCGGGAAACGCTGCCTGATGCCATGGCCGGCTCGGACGTGTGTCTCCTAAACGAACCCAAGCTGCACGGCTGGACGGCTGACGCCTATGCCGACTACGTGAACAGCCTGTGGGACGAAGCGGTCTCGCGCGACCTGACCGTCTGGGCAGCGAGCATCCCGAACCTGACGCTCGACGACCTGCACTGGCTTGGGCGCGTGCTGAAACTGGCTCCGCAGATTAAGTGTGTCGAAGTCCACTGGTATCCCGGCGACCGCGATCAGGAGCCGGGGCGCCCGAAAGCCGGGCACCACAGCATCAAACAGCAGTTCGGGCGACTGCTCGGCGTGCTTGACGGCCGGCGCTGGATCTGCGGTGAAGTCGGGATTCACACGGCGCGGCTCACGAAAGGCTCGTGGTTCTGGACGCGGCGCGTGAATCCACTGACCGACGCTGACCAGCGCGACCGCATCATCTGGCAGCTTGAAACACTGGAACGCTACGGCTGCGAGGCGGCATTCGTCTACCAGCTCAACGACGATCCGAATCCGAAGTGGCGCGATCACCCGGAAGGTAATCGCGGCATCCGGCGGATTGACGGGACATGGAAGCTGGCGGGTGATTCAGAGCATGGCGTTTTTGCATGATGCCGTGTTAATGGAGACGCAAGTGAGTATCCGACGATTGTGTTCGGACTGTGGGGCGAATGCGCAACATGCCCGTCCGTTCGCTCAACACAGCGACGGGTTACTCGCCTATGTCTGTATGACCTGCTGGACGCTCTATGGATATGCCGAGTTCTTTAGCGAGGGTCGTCCGGTGCCAGCAGTGCAACGACCCTCGTATGGAGACACATCGCCCGGACGGAGGTCCTGCCAGTGAGTCGCGTTGCTCTGCTTTCTGGTTATTCGGAACAGGCAGCCCGAATTGTTTCCATTTTCAGTGCGTCTCCATCCGTTGGATCAAGGGAACTCATGGAAAAGTGGAGATGGCCGAACGGCGTCAGGTGCGAGGTTTGCCCAAGCGAGCGAGTCTTTAAACTGATCGGCAAAACGTCTAGCTACCGGCCTTCTCGAAGATCGATGTGGAAGTGCTCCGAATGTCGATCTCAATTCACCGTCACTGTGGCGAGCGTCATGCACGGTTCTCACGTGTCTCTTGAGAAGTGGATGGCATCAATTGAACTCGTCGCTCTTGGGCCATCAGTTTCAAGCCATGAGCTCAAGAGCTTGATCGGATGCACCCAAAGGACGGCTCTAAATCTGGCTCGTCGCATGCGGCGTGGATTTAAGGATGGATGGTTCTGTGACGAGTACTTCTTTGAGCAAAAGAAGAACGAGCACGGAAAGTCCCTTCTCGACCACCTTCGCACGGTAGTACCGGCTGGCATTGACTCGAATCTTCGGAGCGACATCATCCAGGAGATCGCAGCGGCCATCCTTCTTGGCGAGTTGTCGAATCGGCCTTCTGGCAGCGACATCAAGGGCTTCATCTCCAGAGCCTATAAGCAGTTCGCTGACCGATTCGGAACAGTTTCGCTCAATCAGCCAATCGGTCGGGACGACGGACTGACTCTTGGTGAAGCAATGGGAATCTTCTAGTGGAGGGCGTGTTCGCATGAGTGACCCGACCTACCCGGCCTTCGTGACGCAGGAGTCGGCGCAGATCCGCACCCGCGTGCGCGAGGTCCACGGGCGAGAGCCGACGCCGTCCGAGTACGCGCACCATCACTGGCGGCGGCTGCACGACGGCTGGGGGCTCCAGTCGGTGCTCAGGGCCGTCGATCCGGCCGAGCCGCAGGTGCCCGAGCCTGACCGGTTCAGCCTTGACGTGAACGCCCAGGACGCCTCCACGGGCCTGCTCGTGCCTGGCGCGACCGTGCGGGTCAGCGGCGGCCCGAACGCGGGCGTGTCAGGCGTGACGACACCGGCCGGCTACGTGACGCTCAGGAACCTCATCGAGGGCACTCTGAATCTGTCGGTGGCGGCCGATGGCTACCGGCCCGGCGGCGACATCGTGCCGCTCACGCGCGACCTGCTCGGCGCTGAGGGTGTGTTCCTCCAGCTTCAGCCAGGCACGGCTCGTCACGGGCTCGTGCGGGCGCAAGGCAAGGCGCTCGTCGATGACGCAGGCGAGTTTCAGGCGCTCTGTGCGAGCTTCTTCTGGTTCCTGTGGGGGTTGCGCGCGGACCGCGGCCGCACGATTCAGAACCTCGATGCTCTCACCGGTGTCGATGCGATCCGGTTCCTGTGCTGCGTAGGCGAGGCCGGGAATCCCGATCAGGACACGTGGTGGGACCGGACGGTAGACCCGACGTGGCCTGATTTTCAGGTTGTGCTCCGCGACGGATTCAGGCTCGTGGCCGCCCGCAACAAGCGGGTCATCGTCACGGTGTTCGGAGACGTGACGAGCCGCGTCCCGACACCGGCTGATCGGCTCGCGCATCTGGACCGCGTGCTGGATGTGTGCCTGGAGTTCCCCGAGCAGATTCTGAACATCGGCGTGTCGAATGAAGGGATCGGCTTCGACGGCACAGACGAGATCCTGGCATTGGTCCAGCGCGTGCGCGACCGCACGCCGTTTCTGGTGTCGTCCGTCTCGTCGCTCGACGAACCTCCTGCGACTCTGTTCGCTGGTCGCACCGACCGGAAGGTCACCGGAGACGGTGGTATCTGGGAACACACGGAACAGCCCTACGACCTGCGTGAAGCCAGCGTGGGGCCGGCTAGCGACGAGGAGCCCATCGGGATCACGTCGTCCGTGGCAAATGACGACGACCCGCTCCGGCACGCCGCACATGCGGCGACGGCCTGGATCTGCGGGGCGCCGATCTACGTCATCCACACCGGGGCCGGGACGCGCGGTGGCGGCGATTGGGACGTGAACCCGCGGCCGGGCGCGTCCTATCCGCCGCGCGAGGCGAACTTTCTCGACCAGCCGACGTTTGCGGAGACGGTACGGCTGTGCGGCATTGCGCGGGACTTCCTGCCGGCCGGTGTCAGCGGCTGGGGCAATTGGGCGCACAGCGACCCGAGCCACGAAGGGCGCTACCCGTTCCGAACAGGGCCGCTGCAACCATTCGATCCGTCCGGGTGGTTTCTCAAGACCTACTCGACGCGGCGCGGACAGGACTACGCGCTGGTCGTGCTCAAGATCGAGCGCGATGTGCCACTCGAAGCGCCTGCGCCGATGACCTATCAACTCTCGGATCTGCGCGGCGGAACTCGCAGTGGACGGCTCGACACCGGCCAGCGGCTCATCGTGACCGAGCGCGGCGCGGTGGTGGTCGTGGGACGGTTTGAATAGGAGAGGGGCAATACATGACAGTCGTATTTCTGCTCGCGCTTGCGGCGTTCGTCGCCGCCATCGCATCGGCTATCGGGAAGGCACCGCTCTGGGTGTCCGTGGTGCTGCTCTGCGTGATCGCGCTGTTGCAAAGCATTCCGCTGCGCTAGGCGCAGGAGGTGGATCGTGGAATCAGACGCGGCGCTCGGCATTTCCGTGGTCGTATCGGCGTTCGTTCAGGTGATTAAGGCGACCGGCGTTGATCGGCAGAAGGGCGTGTGGCTGGCCGCTGCCGCGTCGCTCGTCGGCGTCGTGATCTACGCCGTCTCAACCGAACCGGTCTTCGAGCGCGGCCTGCTATGGGAGTATTTCGCGGCGTTCGGGATCGTGCTGCTGTCTGCGATGGGCACGTTCGGGCTGATCAAGCAGTCGCCGCAGATGGTGACGGACATCAAGGGCGCTGGAACGGCGCTCAAGGAAAGTCTCGGTACAGGTTCAGGAAAGGAGTAGGCCGATGCGCTACACACCCACCCCCACGCTCGTCGTGAACCGACTGGCGCTTGTCACGGCGCTCTCGCTCGTACTGATGGGGGCCTCATGCCCGCCTGCTGGTCTCGACCCCGAAACGCGCGCCGCCGCCTACGCGGAACGCATGGTGTCGCATCTGGTGGAACTCCAGAGCGCGACGATTGCAGCCAACGAACAGGGTCTCGTGACCGACCGCGATGCTGTCAACATCGTGAAGTTCACCACCTCATCCATCCGAACAGTGCAGGCGTCGCCCTACGGCTGGTTTCCGGCCGTGGATGCGGGGTTCCTCGAAGTGCAAAAGCTCGTACCTGCCGGCCAAGGGTCGTCGCTGGAAGCATCCTACGTGACGATCCGAGCCGTGCTCGAACTGATTCGGAGTGGAGGCGTCGATGCCAACTAACGCGCAGTGGTTGAACGTGCTGATGACTCACATCGTCATTCCAGAACTCGCCCGCTGGTTGCAACGGCGTGGCGCGGACGACCCCCTACCGACCAGGGACGAGTACCTCGCACGCATGAACGCCATCGCGGCGCCAGCCTTGGAGGCCGGCGACGAGTTCCTCCGTACCCATGGCGGTGAGGGGTAGACGGCCGATGCTGCTGGCGGCTGCGCTGGCCGGGTTGCTGGGGCCTGTGACGCCTGCTGTCCCGGCTCTGTCGCCAGCAGCCATCCACGCGGCCGTCCTGCCGCTCCAGCAGGCGGGTAGCGGACAGGACGAGCCGACAGTCGAGCCGCGGACGGCGTCCCGTAGAGGGCTCCTGGCGGCTCGGGCGGCGGTCGTCGCGCAGATGGTCAGTTGTGGCACTGATTATGGGGTCACGATGTATGCGATGGGGACCGGCCAGTTCGAGGAGCAGCATCCGCTCTGGGCGTGGGCTGAACACCGGCCCGTGGCGATGGGCACGGTGAAGTTGGGCCTGTGCGCGGGCGTGTCGGCGCTGCTCCTGAAAGAACACCGGACGCATCCGTGGCGGACGGTCGCCATCGGCAGCGTGCTGACCGGTATGAGTGTCTGGGCCACGGCGCGCAATGCACGCGCGATTGGCCGGTAGTTCGTCCGGGGTGCTGGCCGCTGGGCCCCGTCTGCCGCCCAAGTAAAGGCGGGGAATGGGTCAGCGCCTCGGGCGTTTGTGGAAAGTGGAGCGTAGAGATATGTTGCGTCGTTGGATCTTCCCGCTGGTGCTGGCGATCTTCGTCGGCGTGATGGTGTGGACCGTCCACATCGCAGGGCAGACGACGGTCATCGTCGAGGCCGACCGCGTGCGGATTGGCCCGACCGAGTGGGTGCCGCGCTGCCTCGGGGCGCCTGGATGTATCGAGGTTGGCGCAGGCGAGACCCTGACGGTCCCGGCCGGGCGCATGGACGTGACAACCGCGCTCGTGCTCCCCGGCGGCGCGCTGGACCGGCAGTGCGGCTCTGAAGTCGTCATCAGCGACGTGCCGATTGACACGGGGTCGGACCCGTTCCAGTGGAGCCACGGCATCGTCAACTTCGGCACGCATCGGTCGGTCTGCGCCTACAAGGCGCCGTTCGTGGAGCTGGCTGAGGACGCCCAGGCCGGCGCGACGAGTCTGACGCTGGCCGAGGTGCCTGTCGGCTGGGTGCTCGGAGACGAACTGCTGCTGCCGGACATGCGGCAGATCGGCGCGTTCAACAGCTCGACGCCGCCGAACCGCGAACCGGGCGTGACGATTGCCGGGTTGTCAGGGACGAGCCTCACGCTCTCGGCGCCGCTCACCTACGCGCACCTGTCCATCCGCGACCCGGACGGCGGCCTCGTGCTCAGGCCTCGGGTGGCGAACCTCACGCGCGACACGATCATTCGCTCGGAGAACCCGACTGGCACGCGCGGCCACACCGTGAACATCGGCGCGGATGCCTCGTGGGACGTGCAAGGCACGACCTACATAGGTATGGGTAGGACGCGCAATGCGGTCCGGGACAACACCAGCGCCGACCTGAGCCACATCGGCACGAACCAGATCGGCAAGTACGCGGACCACGACCATCAGGCCGGCAGCAGCCTCGCCGTGCGCCGGTCGGTGGGTAACGTGTACTCGGAGGGGCAGAGCATCTCGTGGGCCAAGGCGATCCACGGCACGCACGACACCATCGTCGAGGACAACGTGTGCGTGGACTTCGACGGCTCCTGCTTCGTGACGGAGGACGGGCCGGAGATACGTAACGTGGTCCGGGGCAACGTCGCAGCCTTCGTGACGGGAAACGGCAAAGAGGCGCGTCAGAACGTCCAGAACGGCTGCCCTGGCTGTGAAGGGTCCGGCTTCTGGTTCCGTGGGTTGCACAACGTCATCGAAGGCAACGAGGCGTGGAACAGCGCGGTCGGCATCAACGTCTTCAGCCAGTTCACGACGAACGCCCAGGTGCCGAGTGAGCCTGGCGGCGCACCGGACACCGCGTTCAACGCGAACGATGCCGTGCCGATCTCGTTCGCTCGCAACGTCACGCTGTCGAATGCCCTTATCGGGCTCGAATACTGGGGTGCGCGTCCCTTTCCAGCCGTGGACCACATCAGCGCGCACAACCGAAACTCGCAGGTCTGGGGCGCGCAGTTGGAGGGCAACAACATCCACCTCGTGAATCCGCGCCTCATCGCCAGTACTGACCGTGGCGATTGCATCCGGGCGAGTGCGGCCTACCTGGAGTCGATCACGATTGAGGGCGGCGAACTCCGTGGCTGCAACATCGGCATCAGCGGCGGCATGGCCAGCCAGTCGGTGCTGCTGACAGACGTGCTGATGCAGGCGAAGGAGAACATCATCTACGCCTCGCTCGACAAGCCGGCATCGGCTGTGTTCGAGCGCGTGCTGCATCTTCAGCTTGGCGCGAATCCGAAGAAGTACATCCGATACGGCGATGGGTCCGTGTGGCAGCCGGGGACGCCGGTGCCGAAGTTTGGTTTCTTCGACTGGTATCAGCATCGCGGCGGCCGACACGAGATCCGGGACTGGCAGGGCACGGGGATCGACTACGTGCTCATGGCTAATCAGCAGAAGCGCAGCACGGCGGCGTGGCCGACGAGCGCGACTGGCTCGCTGACGAATCGGTTCTTCGTCCCGGTCGAAGGTCTCACGATGGGGCAGGCGTGGGACCAGTACGGCATGGCCTTCGAGGGCGACGTGGTGAACGACGGCGATCTGATTCCGCTGGAGGGCGTCTCGGGGGGCGGGGGGCGGCTGGGACTGGCGCGGATGCTTGGGCTGCCGCGTGCCGTGATGACGCTGCCGAACATGCTGGCACCGTGTGCCGTGACGCTCATCAGTGGGCAGCCGGGATGTGAGCTTTTCCTGATGCGGACCGGCATCGTGGGTGCGGCGACTAACAGCATCTGGATCAGCATCGACGGCGGCGCACCGGCCGAGGTGGCACAGGTGAGCGCGGGGGATCTGCTGCGCTACGTCAGCCGCGTCGTGTCTGACGGCACGCACGAGGTGCGGGCGTGGCGGCAGTATGCAGACGGGACGCAGATTGTCGGCAGTGAGGCGACGTTCCAGTACTTCGTTGGCACGGCTGCACCACCACCGCCTCCACCTCCTCCGCCACCGCCTCCGCCTGACCCTGTGGACTGCACATGGCTGGATGCAGTCGTGATTCCGTGGCCGTCCGATGCGCGGGTCACGAGCGTGACGATCACGGACAACACCGGCTGTTCGCGTACGGTAGTGAAGTAGATGGCAGTTAGCTGGGACGCGATCACGTATCACACCGGCGGCAGTGTCGGGGCCGGTACGATCTCGTGGACGCACACGCCTTCGGGGACGCCAAGCGCGGCGACAATCTCGCTTCGCAAGACCGGGGCCGGCCAGATCACTGGCGTGACCTACGGCGGCACGGCGATGACCCGGATCGTCCAAGAAGGGACCGGGAACCCCAAGACCGAAATCTGGGGACTGGCGACGGTCGCGTCTGGCGCGCAGACCGTCGTGGTCACGACAGATGGCTCCGCGACCATCTTTGCGTACTCGCAATCATGGACTGGGACGCACCTCACCACCGCGTCCTGCTTCACCTCCCCGCAATCGGATTCAGGCGGCGTAGCGGCTGGCACGTCCACGCTGACCGTGACGAGCGCCGCCGACGATCTCGTCACGGACTTCGTCAGACTCGGCACCAGCCCAAGCACCGACAAAGTGATGGATCCTGGCACGGGGCAGACCGAGCGCGGAGAGAACTTTGAGTCTGGCCCTACTATCAACATCGCGGCGAGCACGAAGCCAGGGGCCGCGTCCGTGGAGATGAGCTACGGATGGGCCACCAGCACGAACGTGGACGGGTGGGGCTACGTCGCCTGCAACATCGTTCAGGCGGCGGCTGGTGGTGGCGGGCGGATCTTCAAGTTAGCGGGCGAGGGCGGCGGGTTGACCGGTCCCTCGCGCGGGTTAGCGGCTCGGCGCATTCATGGGTGACGACTGATGTATCACGGCGATGTGCGTTTGGAATCAACGGTTGACCTGAAGTTCACCACGCGCCGATTTTCCACAGGTGCGCCGTTCGCGCTGGCGAGCGGGGTCATTTCCGCCTACATCGACAACGGCACGACACAGCTCACCGCGGGCATCACGCTCACGGCCGACTTCGACGGCGTGACGGGGCTGAACAATGTGCGAGTCGTTGCGACAACGGCCAACGGCTACGCCGCCGGGACGAACGTGCAACTCGTCATCACGACCGGAACCGTGGACAGCGTGTCGGTCGTCGGGGAGGTCATAGGCAGTTTCTCCATTGAAGCGCGCTCGGCGCTGATGCCGACCGTGGCGGACCGCAGGGTCGATGTGACGGCGACCGGCGCGGCCGGGGTCGATTGGGCCAACATCGAGAACCCCACGACAGCGCAGAATCTCTCGGGGACGAACATCGACGTTGATCAGGTCGTCGCGTCGGTGACTGGCGCAGTCGGCTCCGTCACGGCCGGCGTCACGCTCGCAGCCTCTACGCTCTTTGCCGGCATAACGTCGCTGGCCGAATGGCTCGGAGCACTGGCGGGCAAGCAGACGGCTGATACCACGGCCCGCACGGAGATCCGGGCGACCGGCGCCGGATCTGGCACGTTCGACGAGACGGCCGATTCACAGGAAGCCATCAGGGACAATCAGCAGACGGCCGCCGCGGCCGCACTCACGGCCTACGATCCGCCGACGAAGGCGGAACTCGACGCCACCGTGGCCCCCTTGGCGCTCGAAACGACCGCACAGGATGTGCTGACGGACACAGCCGAGATTGGGGCAGCCGGGGCCGGACTCACCGAAGCAGGCGGCACCGGCGACCACTTGGCGGCCCTGCCGTGGAACGCCGCCTGGGACGCCGAAGTGCAGTCGGAAGTGCAGGACGGCATCGAAGTGAACCATCTGGACCACCTGCTGGCGGTCACCTACGACCCTGCCGCGAAGCCCGGCGTCGCTGACGCGCTCCTGAACGAACTGGTGGAAAGCGACGCGGGTGTCTCGCGCTACACCGCCAACGCGCTGGAACAGGCACCAAGCGGCTCAGCGCCAACCGCCGGCGAGGTGGCCGATGCGGTCTGGGATGAGACGCTGGCCGATCATCTCGGCGCCGGCAGCACGGGCGAAGCCCTGAACGCCGCTGGGGCGGCCGGTGACCCCTGGGTGACCGCGTTGCCTGGGGCGTATGGCGCCGGGTCGGCTGGCAAGATCGTGGGCGACAACATCAACGCGACCATTGACAGCCGGTCCAGCCATAGCGCTGCTGATGTCTGGGCAGCCGCGACGCGCACCCTGACGAGCTTTGGCACCCTAACAACGGACACGGCCACCGCGGTCTGGGCGGCCGGCACGCGCACGCTGACAGCCTTCGATGCGGCGTTCAAGACGGGGTATGCCCTGTCGGCGGCTGGGGTGCAGGCGATCTGGGATGCGCTGACGGCCGCGCTGACGACCGCCGGCAGCATCGGCAAACTGCTCGTCGATAACGTGAACGCGACGATCTCGAGTCTGGCGAGCCAAGCGAGCGTCGATGCGCTGAACGATCTCTCGACAGCCGACGTGAAGGGGCAAGCCGATCAGGCGCTAGTCGATGTCGGACTCACGACCACCATCACGGGGCGGATCGACGCAGCGATCACCAGTCGCGCCTCGGCCGTCGATCTCGCCACGGTGGACGGTATCGCCGATGCGATCAAGCTCGTCACCGACGCGCTGACCGAAGCCTCAGCCACGAAGCTGGCGGCAAGCGCTGGCGTCATCGTGCTCGGCACGGTGGACACGACCGGTTTCGCGCCGACCACGACCGAGTTCGAGGCCGACGACATCACGGAGGCGACGGCCGACCACTACATCGGGCGGGTGATCATCTTCCGCACGGGCGCGCTGGCGTTCCAGGCGACGAAGATCACCGACTACGCGCTGAGCAGTGGCCGGGCACACTTTACCGTGGTGGCGTTGACGGAAGCTGCCGGCAATGACGATACCTTCGTGATCGTGTGACATGCCGGATCTGACTGGCGCGACGACGCAACTCCAGCCCGGCGGGTGGCCTGGTCAGGTCTACGGGGACTTCGCCGGGAAGACGCCGGCGGCCATCGTGGCGGCTGAGGCCATTACGATCGAGATCCCAGCCGTGGACCGGCTGGTTGCGATCCCGGCGGTTGATCGGGTGTTCGAGATTCCGAGCGTGGAGTGACCCATGGCGATCAAGTGGAGTGAGCGAACGGCCGTCAAGAAGGATCCCGGTGCGAAGCTCGTCTATGAGTTGAACTGGCGAGCGCTCGGCTGGCTGGCGACCGGTGCGTCGATTGTCGATCATGAGGTGACGATTGATGGCCCCGACGCCGTGCTGACCTTCGACAATGACAGCATCGTGGATGACGACACGGTGCAGTTCAGGCTCCTGGCCGGTACGCTGGGTGCGGACTACACGGTCACGATCCACATCGTCACGGACGAGACGCCGGTGCAGGAGGATGACCGGTCAATCCTGGTGCAGATTCGCGCGCACTAGCGACCCTAGATCGGTTATGCTTGCCTTCTCGCGAGGCCGAACGCCGGGCGCAAGTGGTTTGACACCGCACAGCAACGAGGCGTGACAGGTTGGGCGGCCAGTACTGCGGAGAGACGCGAACTGGCCCTACTGTTCCACTAGTGAAGCCAAGTTTGATCCTGTCTTTTCGCGCCTAGCCCAGGCCACGAGCGCCACGAGCACCAGCACGGCCTGCATCGACCGCCACAGCAGGCTCAGGTCAGGCGCGACGACCTCCACCCGGCTCCAGAGCGGGATGGTGACGAGGGCCAGCACGAGAGTTCCGATGGCGGCGTGTCGATGCCAGCCAGTCGGCCATGCCACCAGGGCCGGCAGCAGTCCCACCAGCACGTAGGTGGTCCAGCCGATGGGGGAGGCCAGTGCGCACCAGCAGGCAGCCAGGGTCCAGCGCGACGCGGGCGACTGGCGAACAGTCCACGCGGCCAGCGCGATGAGGACAAGTGCGATGGCGGCGACGGTCAGGCCAGACAGATCGGCTGTGGCCGTGCCGGTCAGTTGGCCGTGCTCGAGCCGTGCGGCGACGCCCCAGAGTGACGCATTGGCGGGCCAGTCGATCCAGGTGACGTCACGGCCGCGCGCGATCCAGTCCGCCCAGACAGGCCAGCCCAAGAGCCCGACGAGTCCACCGGTGGCGACGGTTCCGATGAGCGCAGTCCGGCTCGAGTAGGCCACAGGCAGGAGCAGCACCATCAGCGCGAGTGGGGGCTTGAGCAGGCAGGCGGCACTCAGCCAGCCAGCGGCGACCCACGGCGCGTGACGGTTCACCCAACCCTGCGAGACGGCGTAGATGAGGAGCCATGTCGGTTGCCCCTCTGCGAAAATGCCGAGTGCGGGTGAGAGCGCGAGGACCACGGCCGCCACGCTCATAGTCTGACCGGCCGACCAGTGGAGTTCACGGCCGATGAGCCGCCACGTGGCGAGACAGAGCAGGGCGCTCAGGCACGCCCAGAGCGCGAAGGCAGCCGGGCTGGACAACAGCGTGAACGGGGCCAAGAGGACATCGAGCGTCGGCGGGTTCAGGTTGCCGGTCGTTTCGATGGCCGCCATCGGGAGGCCGGTGCGCCATGCGGACGCGCTGGCGTAGAGGCTGGCCCAATCGCGGAGTTCAGGATTCGGGTGGAAGCCGACGACGCGCGCCATGGTCACGGCGGCGTAGACGCCAGCGGCGAGCGCAAGCGATGGAGTCGGCGCAGGAGCGTAGACGCGGGGAGCCGCTAGCTGGGCGGGGACACGAGCGCCGAAGGCACCAACGGCCAGTTGAGCCAGCACGGCATTAACGCTTCTTGGTAGTCTTGGCTGGCGAAAGCTGCAATGGGGCGGCCTCCAGTCCACGCGGCGGGAGCTGGGTCACGTGTTCCGCGGATTCGGCGGGGTGATTCCGGCAGCCACGCTTGACAAGCCCAGTCGGCGCAGAAGCCACCCAGCTCATGCCCGGGACCTCATGCCGAAGCACGTCCACCGCGACGGTCGTCGCCGGTGCGCCGCACGAATCGCAGGGCCCGTAGGCACCATCAAGGATGCCGGCCGATGTGGCATTCTTGGCCATGTCACGCTTCCTGAAGCTGCTGCTGTTCGCGCTCGCGCCGCTTGCGGGCTTCGCGCTTGAGCGCGCGCTGGCGCAGAATCTCGGAGCGCTCCTCGGGCGGAATCGTGGCCCATGCCTGCTTACCAGCACGGGACTGAAGCTTCAGGAAAAAGGCCCGTTCGGCCCTCGTCATTCTCATGCCGGGCAGCATAGCACAGACTAGACTGTCAGAGCGAACAGTTTTCTCTTGACACATACAGGCCGGGCTCTATAGAGTAGGCGCATCGTGGTTGGACGAGGCCGATGTGAGTCGTAGACGCGCCATTTCGACAACGTCCAATAATAGATGTTATGAACCCGTAAGTTCTTTAGAATCAATAACTTACGAGGTTCAACGCAGTTTCACTCGTCACGGTCACAGGTCGTGACCGGCCGGGCCGGAAACTGGGGGGCAGCACAAGGACGCCGTATGTTGCCGATTGGTTTACTCGTCGTCGCGCTTGGCCAGTCCGGGGCTGCGTTGCTCCGTGACGTGCGGGCCGCGCTCGACCACTCGCACATCCCGGTGACGACTGCCGCCAACGACATGGGCTGCCACTGGTCGCTCGTGGCGAAGGGGCTGGCGGGCGAGAAGCATCTCTCGATCACGCGACTGGCGGATCTGCCGCCGACGTTCTGGCAGTGGTTCGCGGTGCTCCTCGCATCACGACACGGGCTCCCGAAGGAACTGGAGATTCAGCCACGGATGGCGAAGGCGATGCTGCGGCTGAAGCTCGACGACCGGAGGCAGGCATGACCGCAGACGAGTCCGCTGTAAACCAGAAACTGATTGAACTTGGCAAGGAACTGCTGAACGTCGCTGAGGATTGGGCGGAGGAACCAGTCGATCCAGAGAACTGCCCGCCCATCTGTGCCGGAGCGGTCTCGATGGGAATTGAACGCTTGCGCGAAATAGCAGACGAAGCCGAGGCGCTTATCACCGTGAAAGAGGACTCGTGATCATGACGCGCACGATCTTGGACGTCGCGGTGTTCGCGTACGTGGCGCTCAGCCTCGTCGGCCGGACGCTGCTCCGGGCGATCTACTGGACCTAGAAGGAGCACAGACATGGACACGCAGGCCGAACTCATCAAGACGACCGACACGAACATGATCGCGCTGAAGAAGTTTTTCGGGTTCAAGCCCGGACAGACGCTCAAGGAGTTCGCCGCCGAAGTGCGCGAGTTGTCGCCAGAGAGCCAGCAGGAGTTGGGCGATCTCATCCGCGCGCAGTGCGGCCGGTGAAATGAGCAGTGATTCGCGGCGGCGGCGTTTCGAGCGCAATGCGGCTGAGACCATGCCGCAGGGTGCGCCACGCGCGACCGTCGCCGCGATGCGCAGTCAAGGGTCAAGTAAAGCAGGAGGCATAAAAGATGGCAAAGAAGCAGCAGTTCCCGGTGAAGGTGTATGTAAAACGCGAACCGGACGACGACAACCCGTATCTCATCGCTGACGAATCGCTGGATATCCTGGATGGCATGGAAGATGGCGACGTGGTTGGCATCTACGCACTGACCGAGGTACGCACGGTGCGCGTACGGCGGGAACTCACGAAGTAGGGCAGAGAAGAAGGGACCGACGCGCTGAACGTCGGCCCCACAGGAGACACACGAAGATGAACAAGCCCACTCTAGCACACGGCGACACGATGTTGAAACCGCCACTTCAGACCCCAGCCGAAGCCCTGGCCGAGTCCTGCCGATCCTGGCTCCCCGGCCTGACCGCTCAGGGGGACACGCTGGCCGTGCCGCTCCTGGGTCCGTCTGGCACCCTGAGCGTGCAGGTGACGCTCATTCAGCCCCCACCGTGGATCTTTGTCACGAGTGACGCGACTGTCATGGCCGCGTATCGAGCGCTGGGCGACGATGCCACGGGCATCGCGCTCAATCAGGGCTTTTCACTGGACCGTGAAGCCGAAGAACTCCAGAGCGGGCATGTCCTGCACGGTTCTAGGTTGCCGGCGCTTCTTGCGTGCTTCTGTTACGGCTTGATCGCCCTGCTCTACGCGGCCGACATGCTGACGTCGGAGCCGGTGCCAGCCGTCGAGCCGTCCACCGAAATCGATCTGCAGCTGAGCCAGATCGCCGACACCGTGGCGCACGAGTTCTACAAGGCGCTCCACTACCTCACCGGCGGGGCCGGCTCGGGTGTGCCGTGGGAGAAGGTGCCGCACGAGTTGCGCGAGGAGTTGCGGGCGAAGGCGGAGCGCGCCGTCCGCACCGTGGACGCGATCCGCGAGGGCCACGCCCGGCGGCATGCACGGCTCTGGCTGCAGGCGTCACTCCGCGAGACGTTTCAACAGGTCTGGCAGGAACTCACCGACAGCCCGGCGGACCGGCCGCTGCAATACCTGCTGCGCGCGGCACTCACCCGCGTTGAGAACCGCATGCTCGCCGTTGATCCGGCCGAGCAGATGTTCACCCTTTACGAGCGCGTGCTGCAGTTCGGGCCGGAGGCGGCGCATGTGAAGCCGCTGCGGATTCGGCGGGGAGGCAAGGGTGACGCGCGATGACCAAGAGCGAATCGGTAATGGAGCTAGCGAAGGCGCTCACCTTGGCACAGGGCGAGATGGAGGGAGCGAAGAAGGACTCAACCAACCCCCATTTCAGATCCGCCTACGCCGACTTGGCGAGCGTGTGGGCGGCGATCCGTGGACCCCTGACGAAGCACGGCCTGAGCGTGACGCAGTTCCCGCGCCTGACGAATGTTGGGACGGATGCATGGCTGGTCGAAGTCGAAACCATGCTGCTGCACGTCTCCGGCGAGTGGATCACTGACACGCTGGCGCTGCCGCTGTCGTCCGTCACGGCGCAGGGAGCCGGGTCCGCGATCACCTACGCCAGACGGTATTCGCTCATGGCCGTGGCTGGAATCGCGCCCGAGGACGACGACGCGAACGCAGCGGTCGGGCAAGCCAAGGGCGCGTCCTACAGTGCGCCCCGCCGCGTGGAGGTCAAGACGGTCACCCTCACCCAGCAGAAAAAGCTGTTCGCGGTGGCGAAGGACCACGGCTGGGATGACATCCAGCTCAAGGCATACCTCTCGTCGTTCGGCTGGCATCGGTCGCACGAAGTGCCGGCTGAGTCGTTCGACGACGTGCTGTCGGCGATTGAGTGCGGCCCCGACGCGGCTCCCGTGGCGCCAGCGGAACCGGCGCTGTAGGCGATGCTGGTCTTGGCTGCGACGTTCAAGGGCTTTGTTGATGACGCAGGGGCGTTCGCGCTGGACAACCGCGATGCCTTTCGGGACTACGTGCAGAAGTTCAAGGGCCACGAGGTTGTGGTCACGATCAAGAAGTGGTCCCGGCCCAAGACGCTCCAGCAACTCCGGTATCTGCGCGGCGTGGTCATTCCCGACATTGCGCGGGCCTGCGGCGAAGCCGATCCAGACTGCTATCAGGACTACTACGAGGCGTTGATGTTCAAGCACCGCCGGTTACCGGACGGCCCGTTCGGCACGCCACGACGCCGGAGCGCGGCCGACATGAACATTGACGAGATGCGGCTGCTCATCGACGAGATCATTCTGGACGCGGAGACCACGATTGTCGGGTGTCGGGTCACGCGGCCGGACGAAGCCGATCTAGAAAGCGTGTATGACCCGGGCTGGAAGTGAGGGCCGCATGACGACCCAGTGGATGGTCAATCGGTGGCCGCTGATTGAGCGTCACATGAGCCGAGCAGATTGTCTCGCGTGGTTGCGCGATCACGGGTTCCCGCAACCGCCGAAGTCGGCCTGTGTCGGATGCCCATTTCACAATCATCGCGCGTGGCAGCAGATGCGCGACGAGCGGCCCGAGGAGTTCGCGGATGCCGTGGCGGTAGACGCGGCGCTTCGCCACGGGAACGCGAGAGGCGTGAGAGGCGTCGAGTTTATGCACCCAGCCCGACTCCCGCTCCGCGAAGCGGTCGAGCAAGCCGTGGCTGAACGCGATGCCAATCTAAACCTGTTCGAGAACGAGTGCGAAGGGATGTGCGGAGTCTAATGCTGCCATTCGCCAAACCCGCCCGTGGCTCAGCCTTGCTGGCAAGGCGTGAGCGCAAGGCTGAACGCAAGCGCCAGTCCATGCGCGCGTGGCTGACTGACTGGCGCGCACGCATCAAGGCGAAGCAGAAGCTGAGAGTGGAGGCCTTCCAGCGCGACGGCGGGCGGTGCCGGGCGTTCTGGACGAAGCTTTCGCTGACCGGCGGCCCGTTCGAGGCCATGAACCTGCACCACATCGTCCGGGTGAGTCTCGGCGGATCGGACGAGCTGTTCAACCGCGTCAGCTTGTCCTTCAACGCGCACCGCATGATCCATGACGGCCTGCTCGACTGCGAGGGTGACGGAAACGGCGTCGTGACGTTCACACAACGGGATCGCAAGGGCCGGATCGTGCATGCCTGGACCTCGGAGCCGCGCCGATGACGCCGCAGCACGACATCGAGACACTGCTCCGTTCCTACAATCGGCAGTGTCCCGATTGCCGAAAGGCGGTGGCGGCGATCTCGGAGCGCAAAGCACTCGGGATTCTTGCTGATGAGGCAGTGAAATCGGCACTCGGGCGTCTCTCGCGCATTCGTTTGAACAATGCGATTGCTATCTGGCAGCAGGCGGCCAAGCGAACCATGACGCGAAAGGAGCCGCGCCGATGAGCCGCGGGTTCACGCAACGGCGCGCGGATCGGATCAGCCGCATTCGAGAACGTGTCACGTTTTTAGATGGGCGCATCGCTGCTATCGATGGGCCGAATCGGGATCGGGATATCGCTGAGCGCTCGGCGCTGCTGTGGGTGCTGGAGGAACTGGACAAGCTGGACATGGTCGAAATGGCCGTTCGTGACAACGACGGTTTGCCGACACCGCTTCAGAAACTGATCGCCATCTCGTCCATTGTCAACGCGCGACACGATCCCACTGATGAGGACATCGCCCGCACAAAGGCACTCGCACGCCTCTACGGCTGGACCTCGGAGCCGAGCCGATGACAAGGGGGCTTATATCCATGACTCCCTTTACCCTCGCTGACGCTCAAGCCGCGGCTGACGCTTGGGGCGCGAATTGCGGGCCCGGCGCGCTGGCGGCCGTTCTCGGCTTGTCGCTCGACGCGGTGCATCCGCATCTGGAGAACTTCGACCAGAAGCGGTACACGAACCCGGCGATGATGCGCGGCGCGCTCCGCAGCCTCAAGGTGGACCACGACTGGAAGGTCGGTAGGTTCGGCCTATTCCCAAGGTACGGACTCGCGCGCGTGCAATGGGAGGGGCCGTGGACGGCTCCAGGTGTTCCTGTCGCCGCTGCGTACAGGCATACGCACTGGGTTGGCTCAGCGATGCCCGACAGGTCCGTCTCCGATCCGCACGACGTGAACATCTTCGACATCAACGCGATCTGCGTCGGCGGATGGATTGACTTGCCGGAGTGGAGCACACAGCTCGTGCCGTGGCTCCTAAAGCAGTGCGAACCGAAAGCAACTGGCGGATGGTGGTTGACGCACGTTGTTGAAGTCAGAAAGCCGACCCGATGACCCGCTACGTCCTGGCCCAGCGTGAGGCGGCGAGAGCCAAGCGGCATCGGCAGGTCGAGTCCGCCGTGGTGTGGCTGGTGCTAGGTGTGTTCTTCGGCGTGGCGGCGGCGCTGACGCTGCTCGTGCTGGTCAGCTTGGCCTACGGGGCGTGGACATGGCGCTGACGCCCTATTACACGGATGCCCGTGGCGTGCTCTACCACGGCGACTGTCAGGACGTGATGCGTGCGCTTGACGTCGAGAGCGTAGATGCCATCGTGACCGACCCGCCGTATGGCTTGGCGTTCATGGGGAAGGAATGGGACCACGGCGTCCCAGGCGTGCCGTTCTGGACCGAAGCACTGCGCGTAGCGAAGCCGGGCGCGCACCTGTTGTCCTTCGGCGGGACGCGGACGTATCACCGGCTGACCTGTGCGATTGAGGATGCGGGTTGGGAGATTCGGGACTGCGTGATGTGGATCTACGGCTCGGGGTTTCCGAAGTCGCTGGATGTGAGCAAGGCGATTGACAAGGCGGCAGGGGCTGAACGCGAGGTTGTTGGGCCAGACCCGAACTGGCGATCCAGCGTTCACTCGGACAATACCTACGACGGAGGACAGACGCGACCTCAGTTCATTACCGCCCCAGCGACCGACGCCGCGAAACAATGGCAGGGCTGGGGCACCGCGCTCAAGCCCGCCTATGAACCCATCCTCATCGCCCGCAAGCCGCTGATCGGCACTGTGGCCCAGAACGTGCTGGCGCATGGGACCGGGGCGATCAATGTGGACGGGTGCCGGATTACCACGCCTGACGACACGTCGCGGGGGCCGCGCGGGATCGGCGGTCAATGCTACGCGCAGGACTCGTGGACGAAGAACCCAGCTAATCATCGATCGTCTGACGCGCATCCTTCCGGCCGCTGGCCCGCCAACGTCATCCACGACGGGAGTGAGGAAGTGGTGGGGCTGTTTCCGCAAGCACCAGGAATGCCGCAAACCACACGCCGGCAAGGGAGCAGTCCAAAAGGCTATGGAATAGGGATTGCTCCTGATGGTGCCGACGCCTCTCCTGGCTACGGGGATTCAGGCTCAGCCGCCCGATTCTTCTACACGGCCAAAGCCAGCCGCGCCGACCGAGGCGAGGGCAATACGCACCCGACCGTCAAGCCGCTCAGCCTCATGCGCTACCTCGTCCGATTGGTGACGCAACCGGGCGGGACAGTGCTCGATCCATTCTGCGGCTCCGGCACGATTCTGGAAGCGGCCTGGACTGAAGGCGCACACACCATCGGCATCGAACTAGACGAAGCGTACTGCGGTATCGCCGCCGAACGCTGCCGGCAAGGGGCGCTCACGGAGATGTTCCGATGACGGTGCTCCTCCTTGCCGCCTGCGGGCTCGTCCTGTTCGCCCTCTGGGCCTCTGTCCGCCGCTACCGCGAACGCCGCACGCCTGACACGTCCTGGCAGCCCACGGGCACCAGACGCACGACTGAGCCCCACTACGACCAGCAGAAGGCCAGTGCCGGGGTGGCGAAGGCGAAGCGCAGCTCGCAGACGGGACGGCCGTATCAGCCGCGGCAGGGGCCGGTGGACGTGTTCAGGCGGAAGGCGGGGCCGTGAGCATGCTGCCTGCCATCGACCGCCGCCCCGGCTCCAAGCCCATGCGCCTGCAAGCCGGCGACAAGCGCTACCTGCTCATGCCCATCGAGTGGCGTGAAGGCCCGCGCGTGGTGGTGACGTTCCTGCGAATCGGCGTGGATAGGCAGGGCCAGCCCGTGACGGCCAGTCACGGCCGGAGCGGCAGTGTGGCGGTGGGGACGTGAAACTACTGGACCTGTTCTGCGGGGCTGGTGGAGCGGCGATGGGGTATCACCGCGCTGGGTTCGATGAGATCGTGGGCATCGACATCAAGCCGCAGCCTAGGTATCCGTTCCGGTTCATTCAAGCCGATGCGCTCAGGCCGCCCGTGCGGCTGGAGGACTTCGACGCAATCCATGCGAGCCCGCCGTGCCAGGGCTACTCGGCCTTGCGGCATCTGCCCTGGTTGAAGGGCAAGGTATACCCGCTGCTTATTGAGCCTGTGCGGTCGATGCTTGAATCGGCTGGGTGTCCATGGGTAATTGAGAACGTGGAGCGCGCTCCGCTCGGCGGCATCGTGTTGTGCGGGACTGACTTCGGGCTGCCCGTGTATCGGCATCGTCGGTTCGGATCGAACGTACTCCTACTATCGCCGCCTCACCAAAAACACCAAGTCGTGATTGGCCACGGTCGCATGGTGAACGACCGGCGCAAGGGCACGTTCAACTCCAGCAGTGCCAAGGGTGCGTGGGGCAACCAGCAGATCGTTACCGTGGCCGGCGGTCAGTGCCGTAAGGACGAAGCCGAACGGGCCTTGGGCATCGACTGGATGCGCAAGCCAGAACCGATGCAGGCGATCCCGCCCGCCTACACCGAGTTCATCGGCCGCCAATTAATAGCGGCCATTCGGGAGCAGGTCGCGTGAGCGCGCAACTCTCGCTCCTCCCTGACGTGGCGCGCACGGAGCGCCCGTGGAAGCTCCAGCGGCAGACGGCGCGGGAAGTCTACCGCCAGCGGCGGGTTGACGACCGCGCACGTCAAGCAGCCGGCGTCGAGACGCGTGAGGGGCAGGTGCTCAGGCTCTTGGCGGCGCACTGGAACGCGATGCAGACGAGCCCGACCGCGTTGGAACTCCTGGCATGGGCCAGAGCACGCGGTGAGCGGCTGTTCGACTGTAATTCTGTCAGGCCCAGAATCACGGCCCTTGTCGAGCAAGGACTGGTGGACAAGGGCACGAAGCGCAAGTGTCAGGTGAGCGGGAAAGTCGCGTGGACCTGGGTGGTGCGGGAACAGGGCAGCGTGAAGCGATAACACGGCGGACCTGGACGTAAGGTTGCGCTAGTCCGGGGGACCACGCACCCGGCCCGTCGCCGAAAGGCCAGCGGGAAACGTGGCGGAGGCGGGCGACCCGATAGGCCCGCGCGGTGACTCGTTCGGTGATCGGCTGGAGCGCACCAGTGCGGGCTCTGCTGGAGAGCATCCCGCGACCACGCAAGCGGGCACGACACGCGCCAGCCGGGCTGTTGTAGGTGGGAGCCGGTGAAGACCCCGCGCCGGTAGACGGCCCAGACGAGCTTCGAGACGTGCTGTCAGACCCGATAGGCAGTGCGGGCGGCCGAGCGATGTATCGGAGGTTTCACGCCAGAGCGTGGGATCAAAACTCCGGGGTCCGCCTTCGGTTAAAAAGGAACGCTGGCGCATGAAAACGTTCTGGCTTTCGTTTGTTGGGGATGATGGGTTTCGCGGCGTCGCTGTTGTCGAGGTGTCGGAGGAAGAAGCCGAGCAGGAGTTTATCGACGCTTTCTTTGATTATCCTGCGGCTGGTCCTGAAGCTGGGTGGATTGCGGCAGCGTCTCGAAAGGCCCACAGTCTTGGCTGTAATCCTGGCGGTGAGGTTGGGTGCATGGAAGTGCCTGACGAGGCGATGGGTCGCTTCGCCAAGACTCCGCGTGGCGTGTTATTGCAGAAGGAGACATTAAGGCAGTTGGGTCACATCTCGTGACACTGGACACCCTCTTAGCCCTCGCGCACATCTGCAAATGGGACGAGCGCACCTGGTTCGTAGACGGGCGGCTCACGGGCCAGACGCTCTCGCTCGTGACTCGTGAGCATGTCGGCTTCGTCGAGCGGTGCTGGGGCGAGCAGCTCAGACAGGTGCTGCCGGGGCTGGTGATTCAAGTCCCAAGTGGCCCGGTGAAGTCGGATTGGGTGGAGCGGAACGTCAAGGCCAGCAAGCGCAAGCAGGTGTATCGGGGGCAGGTCGAAGCCGAGCAGGGGAGACTGGTGGAGTGAGAGGATCGCGTAGGGGAGAATGCGCTTGTGCCTATCCGGCCTGAGAATCGAGCCCGCTACCCGGTAGACTGGCCGGTCATTTCGGATCGGATCCGAGATCGAGCCAATCAGTGCTGCGAATGGTGCGGTGTTCGCAACTACGCTGTTGGCTACCGTGAGGCCGACGGCATGTTCGTGCCTGCCGCCGGCAACGGTCCACAGGATGCTGCCGGTCAAGGGCGCGTGTGGCCGTCGATGGATCCGATTACCTATCGGGAGGCTCGTGAGATTGCGGGCCTGAACAACATGGGTATGGATTGTGACGGGGAAGTCCGCCGCTGGATCGTAATTGTGCTCACTGTCGCGCATGTGACGAACGATGATCCGGCCGATTGTCGCGACGAGAATCTGGCGGCGCTCTGTCAGCGGTGTCACAACCGGCACGACAGCCGGTCTAGGCGCAAGGGCATCAGGGCTCGGCGGCATGTTAACCAAGGGACGCTTACGGAACTGTTCTCATGAGACGCGCCGCCCGCACAGACAACACGCAAGCCGAGATTGTGGACGTGCTCCGGGCCCACGGCTGCCGAGTCTTGCGTTCGCAATCTCCTGAACCCGGCCATCCTGACTTGATCGTGCTCAAGCCTGTCTATCAAGAGTTCGACGTTGAGCTGGTCGAGTGCAAGGCCCGCCGAGGCAAGCTCAGGACGGCCCAGCAGCGGCTCAGAGACGAGGGTTGGCCGATTGTGGTCTTGCGCTCGGCTGACGAGGCGATGGCGTGGCTCAGGGGCGGCTAGGGGCGATGGGCACACTCTCAGATCGTGACGCGCGTCGAGTATTCGAGCGGCCCGGACTGGCCGCCCCGGCGGCGTGCTCGGATCGGCACCTGCTCAGCGCGCAGGGCATCGATCAGCCGGCGAACGGTCAGCTCGGACAGGCCGAGTCGTCGCGCCAGTTCGGCTCGGGTGTATGGCTTGCGCTTGCAGCAGCGGAGGATCGCCAGCGCATTGGCGACGGACATGTAGCGGGTCTCAGGCATGGGGATCGGTTGGTGCCGGGTTTACGTCCCCGGCCAGCCGGTGCCACCGGCACGCTCCGTTGCCGCGAAGGCGCGGAGAGCGGAGTCGGGTCAGTCCCACAGATACGAACGCCCGCGACTTGTCAGCTCATCCAGCGCCGCCGCTACGTCGGCATCGACGAATCCAGCCGTTTCGCCACCGATCATCATTTTGACGGCATCGAGATACTCCACGATGTCGAGCGTAGACGCGAGGCGCAGCGGCTTGGGCACCACAGGCATTGCCGTCGCTTCCGCGGCCTGGATGACACGAGCGCATTCCGTGCGTGCGTGGGCGCGTCTGGCAGCGCTCACAGCGCTGGACAGGGCCACGTCGCAGATCGAGGTATGTGCGAGGTCGCCAGCCTGTGCGGCTTCGTGGCGGAGCTGCACGATCTGTTCGTCGGTGATTGTCGCGGACGTGGTGTAGATACGGGTCATGGTCTGCCTCCTGCCCGGTGGCGTCCGGGCTCACTGGAGATAGTCTATCCAGATAGGATATGCAGTGCAAGGATAATCGGAGGCTGGACGTGAGATTTTACAATTACCGCAACGCCTTGAAACTAAGCAGTTTCCAGCCCTTTCTGGCGCAGGTAGGCGGCCAGTGGTAGCTTGGCGGCCTTGGCGCGCTTGCGGAGGGCCTGTTCTTCGGTCCTGCTCGCCTTGATGGTGCAGATGCGGCGGCGGCGCTCACGGGCGGGCTTGGGCGGGCGTCCGAGTCGGGCCATACCAGAACAGGATAGCAGATTGCGGGGCGACCGGGAATAAAAATAGGGCTTGCATTAGGGGGTGACCGTAAAATAGGATTGGGGCATGGAGGTTGGCATGACGATTCAGGCGGTGCCGGGTGGTTACAATATTGTTCGTTACGTCGGACTCGTTGATGTCGGGACGATCGTGTGTGAGGGATTGTCTCGGGAGAAAGCGATGCTGGCGGCGGCAGAGATGAACGTCGCCGCTGAGCGCGGCACGGCGTTCGCAATCGAGAGATGGTAAGGATGTGCCGCGCGGATGGGCCAATACAATCGTTTCTGAAATCGACCCTGAGCGGGCGGGCTACTGCCATCCCGCTCAGGCCAAACGCACGAAGTGTGCATGCGGAGATGTCTTGGAAATGCATACTGCCGCCGTGCGATGCCCGTGCGGTCGTCTCCATCGCAAAGACCCATCCTTATCGGCGTTTGCGGAGACCGGGCCGCAACCGGTGCGTCCTGGGGGGCGTCGTGGATGTCCTGGAGTGAGCGGATAGTTACTGATCGCCCGCACACAAGTCGGCCTCTCGGCTGAGGGGCCAGTGAGGAGCGAGGGGACATGAGCAAGCGCGAAGTGTTCGATAAGTTGACTAGTGCTGAGATGCCGCGCTACCGGGGTCACAAGGAAGTCTGGGCGCTCAAGATCGAACGCATCGAATACGACAACACGAAGGCGAAGGCCGAGGGACGTGAGACGGACGGATCTGCGCTGTTGGTGTTCGTCGATCAGGGCTATGCGCCGATCCGCGTTGAAGTGTCGTATCTCAAAAAGCATGACCCGCACTTCGGCGGCTACTACGTCGTCTACAAGGACGGCTACAGGTCATTTAGTCCGGCTGAAGCATTTGAAGACGATTACACGCTCATCGAGGGCTGATAAGTTCGGCTCCCTGAGGGGCCAGTGAGGAGCGCGAGGATGGGCGAGTTACAGGTGTCTGACGCTGCCATTCAGGCCGCGAAAGCGTTTGGTGAAGCCCTGAAAGACCGGGAGTTTCGCGCCGCGCTCGACGCCTTGTCCTGTGACGTGCTGAACTTGTGTTCGGAGTTCTTGGATGACCATCGTGGGCAGATTGCCCAGCACTGCGCCGACGTGCGGCCCGATCACATCATCAGCGCCGTGGTGGGGTGGATTCTCGGGATGCCCGCCGGGAGGATGGCGACGAAGGACGCGCAACTCACGGAAGCGTTTCAGCACAATGCCATCGCGGCGGTGGTGGCGGGTTGGTCGGCCGAGAACTCCAGTCGAGTGCATGCGGCAGAAGGGAAGCAAGCGCAGTAGCAGTTCAGCTCCCTCCGGGGGGCCAGTGAGGTTGAACGTGGGCATACAGGAGCTGTGTGACGCGCTGTCCAACGCCATGCGAGACACGCGCAAGCGCTACCACTTAACGCTTGGGCAGTTGATCGAGCAGTTGCAGCGGTGCGATCCAGACATGAGCGTGCGCTTCGACGTGTCTGGGCGTCCCGGCCTATTCGATAGCTACCGAGGCTACTATGCTGATCTGTCGATTGCGCCAACGCGGAATCAAGTCACGGTGCAAACGCTGCTGTCCGAAGCCGTGAGGGCGCTCGGTGCGACGTTTACCGGCTACAAGGGCGGCGAGTATGTGATGGGTGCAGACACGCCGCTGTGGATGGCCGAGTACGGAGACTGCGGCCGCGCGGTCATCGCAGCAGACATCAGAGACGGTGAATTGTGGCTCATCACGAAGGCAGACGCGGACTGAGTAGTGGGGGCCAGTGAGGTTGTGGACGCGGCGGCGAGGCAACTCAATGGCGGTTCTGCTGCCGGCGTATAAAGAACTGAGCCAGTCTGTTGGCGGGTACCGGACGGACGGCCCGCGTCCACAGCAACCGTGAGAGGAGCAGGGGAGCATGGCGCAATACGCTGAAGCTACACAGCGGCGCGAGTTGAATCGGGATCTGCTCCGAGCGGCAGGTGAACATCTCGGCGCACTGGCGCAGCGCCAGCGGGAAGCCTGCGATGTTGAGCCTTACCGGCGTGCTGGTTGGCAGAAGGAATGGGACCGCTACGCCAAACTCGAAAGGTTGTCCCGCGAGGTGCTGGAGGTTGCGAATGCCTGACGATCTCCGCGCCCTGACCGACGAGCAGCTAGCCGAGCGGCTGGAGGATGTGCGGATGAAGCTCACGCACGATCCGGTAGCGCCACGCGACGGCGACTACGTCGCTGAGGCCGCCAGCCGCTTGCGCCAGCGCCAGCACCAGTCCGGCAGTTACCACGACGGGCATCCGTTCGGGTGTCGCTGTTCGTCTTGCACAAGATACCGTCGCCTGGAAGAGCGGTGGCTCGATCGGCAGCTTCCGCAGGAGCCCTCCCATGACTAAGCGGTTCACGCCGGAGCAGTTGGAAGCGATTGCCAGTCATGCAGATCGGCATCCGTCCATTAGTTCCACCACCAACCTGCACGGGCCATGGATGTCGATTGCCGCGATGCTCCGCCAAGAGGCCCGCGATGCCCGCACGATGACCAACCGAGACGCGGCGATTCGGCAGGCGCTGTTTGCGGCCTTGCCGTTCAACGATGAGGAATTAGATGCCCTAGTCCTAGTCGTGCGCCAGTTGGTGGACGCAAAAGGTTTTGTGCGGCCGGTGCGGACGAGCTACCGGCACAACGTGTGTGGCTCCGTGACGACGATGGGCCGTGTTCTCGCAGAGACGTACGCGCGCGACCCCGCGTTCTACGGCGCGACGTTCTGCGTCAGGTGCAATCGGCACCTGCCCGTGGCGGAGTTCGTCTGGACGGAGGACGGAACGGTGTTGGGATCATGAAAAACGAGCATTTGGTTTGGGCCTACGGTGAGCGTGAGGATGGGGCTGGCCAGGTCGTCATCATCGGGTTAACAGACGATGGGCTGGAGTACCTGCGAGAGCATCGAGGCGAGATCTTGCGGACCAACCCACCGTTGCGCGCATTCACCAACGTGACACAGATCGCCGTGTTGCACGAAAAGGACAAGGCGACGTTGAAGCAACGATTGAGTGAGTCCGGCGTTGTTGTCAGCGAAGTGAACTAGTGGCCGCCGCCTGCCACATGGAGCGCGTGATTCGTGACGGCAAGACGCTCTATCGCCAACTGGCCAAGAAGGCATCGGCTCCTTCCGGGGGCCAGTGAGGTTGTGGACGTGGCGAGCGTGGAAGGACACCTACCCAGCAGCGTTCGGCGCAGCGCGGCGGGTGAACAGCGGGGATCTGGCGGACGGCCGGCTGGGAGTGGGTCAGGCGCGAAAGCGTCGTGCGGGAGATACGTAGTAGCGCCGAGTGCGGTCCAGAAGACTTCACGCACTCGGCGGCAGTGAGCCGCACCGAACCCGTTGGTGGCGATTACCAGTGAATGCTGAGCCGGCAAGATACGCAGCACCCGAGACGAGCCCGGCCCGCGTCCACAGCAACCGTGAGAGGAGCAGGGGAATGGGGCGACCCGTTCGGATTCAGCGCAAGCGCGCTAAGGGCTGGAAGATGCCAGTAGGCGCGGTGTACGTCGGGCGACCTGGGCGCTGGGGCAATCCATTTCCAGTGTCGGAGCAGATACCGCTGGCTTTGTCTTTGGACTTGTTCCGCGACCTCGTCAACGGGTTCTTCTCTCCAGTCAAACTCGCCCACTTGTCAGATGCCGAGTTCAGCGTCGTTTACGAAGCGAAGTGCAAATGGCTCAGGGGCGCGGCCCATCCGCGATGGGAAGCGCATACGTTTCTTCGTGGTCACGACTTGGCGTGCTGGTGTCCGCTTGATCAGCCCTGTCATGCCGACGTGCTACTGGAGATTGCGAATGCCTGACGATCTCCGCGCCCTGACCGACGAGCAGCTAGCCGAGCGGCTGGAGAGCATCAAGGGCGTGGCGCATTGGCGACCTCACGTGCTGGCCGAGGCCGCCCGCCGCTTGCGCCAGCGCCAGCAGACGACGCACGCGAGGGCGCGAGCCGAACTCGACCGGCTGGCCGCCGAGGAGCAGGAGGGCTGAGCGATGGCGAAGCAGCCGCCGCGCGTGTGGGTGGTGGAGTGCGACACGTTCGGACAGTTCGCACCCTATGAAACCTGCGTGACGCGAGCGCAGGCGAGAGAGGTGCTGCAACGCGAGCGCGGATGGCACGTTACTATTAACTGGCGCATTCGTCCCTACGCCCGCGTGGAGCCGCCAAGACGGAGGGGGACGTGATGGCGCCTTCGGTGCATGACTTGAAGTGCTGGCCACAGTTCTTCGAGGCCGTGGCTTCGGGCGAGAAGCGGTTTGAGTTGCGCGAGAACGATCGTAACTATCGCGTTGGTGACACGTTGCTGCTTCATGAATGGAGCCCGAATGGAGACGGCTATTCTGGCAGGACCGTCCGTGCGCGAGTCACCTACGTGCTACATGGAGGATCATTCGGCTTGCTTCGTAACCATGTCTGCATGTTCATTGAGCTAATCGGAGTGACGCGATGACCGACCTAGACGCGGCGATCCGGCAGGCGCTACTTGCATCGCTTCCGGTTGAGGCTGGATGTGGGGATCATGTCACGGCGCTACTAAATGCCTTCGTCCCCGTCGTGCGCCAGTTGGTGGACGAGGCGCAGCCGCAGTGGCAGCCGATGGAGAGCGCGCCGAAAGGCGGCGGGGCTGAACTGACGACTGATCCGGCGTGGGTGGAGCCCCCGCGTATTCTCAGCACAGGTCCGGCCGGACTTCAAATCATCTACTGGGATTGGTATTACGCAGATGGTGGGAATGGGTTCCAGAGTGGTCAAACAGCGTGGGTTGGCCATGAGGACGTATTGCATGAGGCAGAAGCGCCGACCCGCTGGATGCCCCTCCCCGCCCCACCGCAGGAGCAGCCATGACGCCTGAGTATGAGCAGGCTCTTCAGGATTTTATCAACGATCCGCCGAACCGGTGGTCTTGGAGAGAACCAGTTCAGGCCGTGTTGAGCGAGATCGACGCCCTACGCGCCGACCTGGCCCGCGTGACGGCCGAGCGGGACGGGCTACAGCGCGCTATGGACCGACAGGTGAATCGTGCGGTCAGGCGTGTAGCAGATTACACGCACACCACGAAGATTATCGAAAGTGCCTGGACGTGTCGTGGCTGTGTCGGACGTGTCATTTGAAGCATCACCACAGCAACGAAAGGACGGCCTAGACATGCGTGTCCCCGCTGACCGGCAGGCGCTCCGAATGCCTGTGGCCGACCCGCCGGGCTGCTTAGGTTGCCGTGGTGGTCATGTCGTCCTGCGCCAAGGCCCGCGCGGGCTGTTCTACGGATGTTCTCGCTATCCCGAGTGCCGAAAGACAGAATCCGTGCGAAGCGTGGAGGAGCGGTATGACCCGCAGGACCCAGACTGACCGGCAGGCGCTCGTGGCACGGGCGGAACAATGGCTCGAACGGTGGCGAGTGAAAGACGGCCGAGAGCCCGAATACGACGAGGGCGATTGTTTGGTCTGTGGGGCATCAGCCGGAGAACCGCATGAGCCGACAGACCACTGCGGCATCATCGCGGATCTACTCGCTCTGCTCCGCGCCGACGACGAGGCCGAGCCTCAGGGTAACTGTTCAACTTGTCGGTGGTGGGACGAACACAAGAACGCGGCTGGCCAGAGCATGCATGAAGGACGCTGCTTCCAGGGTGTTCGCGTAGGAAACCCGACGCGACAGTCGCCTGATGGAGGCCTCTACACACATGCATCATTCAGGTGTTCTGAGTTCACAGCCATCGGTGACGCCCCAGCCCCGTCCAGACCAGCGGGCGGGGCTGCGCCCGGGAAGTCCGGTGCGTGATCTCTACGTGAGTGAGTGCCTTGGCGACAGGCGAGGGCTACGAATCTCGCAGCATCCCGGCCCGTGGTGCTCATGCGGCATCCACGTTCACGTCTGGCCTCTAGCTAAGGCTCATGTGGATCTCCACCTTGGATGGTGGCTGATCTGTCTCGGGTTTCATTGGATGACGCGAAAGGACTGACCGATGCCTGACCCTGTGCCCGCGCCGCGCCTGACGGCTGAGCAGCGCGTTGCTCTTGAAGTCTGCGCCGCTAAACGGGAGCCGTGCGATGTCTGCGGTGAGGACGTGTGCCATCAGTGCTGTCCCGTGGGTGCGGCACGCGCAGCCCTTGCCCTCATCGACCACCAAGACCACGAGCTGATGGCCATCCGGGAGCAGGCGGAGACGCTGGCGGCTGATTTTCGTTCGTGCGCGAACAACGGGATCGGTGGGCCACATGTCACCGAGGAATACGATAGCGGCTTCAAGAGCGCATTCCGTCATGCCGCTGCCGCGCTGGCCGCCCTGCGCCAGCCCACCCGCCCGCCCACGGAGGATCCAACGACATGATCAGTCGTCGCTGTGTCCCATTGAGGACGGCGCATGGGTGGAGCCGATCCGACGCGGGTATCGCCTCGAGTGCTGCGACTGCGGGCTCGTGCATCGGCTCAACTTCAGGCTCATCCGCCGGGGGCACGGCCGGGCGATTCAATTCCAGGCGTTCCGCCAGCGGCGCAGCCCTAGGGAGCGTGCGACGATTCGCGAGGGCGAGATTCGCCAGCAGGACACAGGGACAAAGGGCGACCCACTCTTCCCATGACGGCCCGGAATATTCGAGCCTTCGGTGATACAATGCTCCACGCTCAGATGACGTTCGGATTTGTCGATTGGGAACGACATCGCCAATTGTGCGACTCGGCCGGTCGCCAGCTTCGTGTCTATCTGGATGGTGTAGACATCACGGACCATTGCCATTGGGCCAACGATGAGACCGGAGAGGCATACGTCTTTCGGGTCGATGCTGATGGTAAGTATTACCTAGACCCAGAGAACACCGACGCGGCGGCTCACGACATCGTGAAGGGCACGGTAGAGATTCGATAAGCGAAGTGCCCGGCCATGCCGACTCCCCAGCCCCGACTCTGCCCCATCATGGGCTGCCCTCATCCACACCCCTGCTCCCATCATCAACCCAGGATCCAGGCCCATCGCCATCGCGGCTCAGCCTACCGTCGTGGCTACACCAAGCGCTGGCAACGCCTCTCCGCTGCTCATCTAGCTGCCTATCCCCTCTGTGGTCAGCGCCCAGGCGGGCTGCCTTCAGTCATGAGCCGCTGCGCCGAGCAGGGCTACGTCACGCTGGCTACCCAGGTCGATCATGTGGCCCCCCACAATGGCGACTCCCGCATATTCTGGGCTCCTGACAATCTGCAATCGCTATGCCAGAGCTGTCATGCGCGTAAGACGTTCGCTGGGCTGTAGCACGCCCACTGGTGGGGGTAGACGCATGGCGTACACTGCCTGTAGCCGGGGGGCGGTCGAGCAAAGAGGGCCTTTTCCCCGGGGGAC